ATGTCGTTCCAGCTGATGACTGCGCTGCTGATGCGGATGCTCGATCCCGACCTTCCCCGTGACGAGCGCGGCGACGTGCCCGGCTGGGTCATGGTCACCATCGTGACCGTGGCGTGAAACCACCCTGGCCGAACCCAACAACGCCAAGCGTCACACGACCGGGATGACCTCAACCACCGCACGCGGCCGCCCCGTCGTCACCCGCACCTCCAAGAACAGATCACGCAGACTCATCCGCCGATGCTCCACCGGCAGCCGGTGCCACTGCTCCACCAGCGACGCAGCCACCGCGACCGGATCCGCAACCGCACGCCGCACCTCCCGCGCCGCCACCTCATGCGCCTCAGCGAGCCCACGCCGCTGCTCGAGCAGGTCAGCCTCCGCCGCATCGAACACCGACCCAGGCACCTCCGGAGACTGCACCCGCTGCAGCATCAACCGCTGTAGCGCCCCGTCAACCTTCCCCAGCTCGCGTGCGAGACGACCTGCCTCTGACCGCAGCGACGCACGCCGCCCCTCCGCTGCCGCGGCCCGGTCCGCTTCACGATCGATGTCCCGCGCCAGCTCCTCAAGCTCCTCGAACACCGCCCGCTCCACGTACGACGCCGTCACATATCCGCCGGCACACGCCTCCGGACCCTGCTCCTTGCTCGTCTTGCACCGGTACTTCGGGGCCCGACCGGCACCGAACTGCCCGGCTGTCATCGTGCCGCCGCATCGCGCACACCGCACCAGCCCTGAGAGCAGGTACTGCGACCGCGTTCGTCGGGCGGGCTGGGCACGCCGTTCCTGACGTGCGTCGAGGTAGGCCTGCCACAGGTCGTTGTCGATGAGCGGCTCGTGGATGCCGTCGTGCAACTCGCCGCGGTAGAGGAAGCGACCGGAGGCGAACCCGGAGTCCAGCACGCGCCGCAGAGTGCGGTCGCTCCACAGGTTCTGCTCGAGCGTGCGCCATCCGTGGCTGTTGAGCCACCGCACCAGCTGGTAGACGGACTCGCCGGCGACGTAACGGCGGTAGAGCGTCGCGAGCACGGGCCCGGTCTCGGGGTCGGGTCGGTGGATCTTCTCCTCGCCGTCGTAGATGTAGCCCCACTTCGGCTTCCCCGTCGGGGGGAGCCCGGCGCGCACGCGCCGCTGGTGAGCCTCGCGCCAGCCCTCGGCGATGCGCTCGGCCTCGAACGCGCTGAGTTCGGCGAGCATGCCGCGCGTGAACCTGCCGGTGGAGGTGGTGACGTCGACCTGCTCGGTCGCTGATTCGAGGCGGCCGCCGGCTTGCTCGACGCGGTCGATGGCGACAGCCCACCTGAGGCGGTGTCGGGCGGTGCGGGAGAACTTCCACACGACGATCGCGTCGTAGTCGCCGGTCTCGACGGCGGCGACGGCCTGGTCGAGGCGTGGCCACCACGCGGAGCGGGAGCGGGATCCGGACTCGTCGATCCCTTCGAGCCAGTCCACGAGGTCGTAGCCGCGGGCGCGGCAGTAGTCGGTGATGGCGGTGCGTTGGATCTCCGGGGTCACCATGCCGTCGCGTTCCTTGGAGACGCGCACGAGACCGAGGACCCTCGGTGGGGTCTCGGGCACCGGCCGGAGGTCCGCGGACATGCGAGATCAGCTCCGCGGGTCGGAATCGGAGGGGACGTCGCTCCAGACGGTGCCCGTCCAGTAGCGGCGTACGCCGTCGTCGCCGGTGTGCCAGCCCGGGGCGAGATCAGAGGCCGACTTGGGTGCCGGGGCCGCGCTTCGGTTGGCGAGGCCCATGGAGATGCGGCCGAGTCCGAAGAGTCCGAAGACCAGGCAGCCCATCATGGCGAAGACGGCGAGCGTCTGCCCGAATTCGCCGCCTACGGCCCAGCCGAGTAGTAGGAGAACTCCGGAGACTGCAGCCCAACACAGGAGTTGGATGCCGGAGCGGGTCTGATCCTTCATGCGTGTGTCTCCTGTTCGGCTAGGCCGCGGCGTACGACGGCGATCTCGCCGCCGTACATCTGATCGATGCGGACGCGGAGCATGTGCTCGGTGACATCAAGGTGCTCGGCGACGAGCCACGGACAGTCGTAGGCGCGCCGAGCAGCGATGAGGTCGTCGAGGCGGACGAGTCGTCGGGCGGCGAGGCCGTCAGCTTGGACCTCGCGTCGTCGGGCGAGGCGGGCTGTGCCGCGTCCGCAGCCGGCGAGCTGTTCGTGGTGCCCGAGGTCGATGTGGGCCAGCTCGTGTGCCAGGGCGCAGCGTCGTTCGACGCGGGTGAGTCGGTCGTCGATGGCGATGCCGGGGATGTCGGGGAGGTACCAGGCGTCGGCCAGGGGGAGTCGGGTGCGGACGTAGGTGAGGTGGGGGCGGGACGCGAGGTCGTCCCAGGGGTTGTAACCGATCGGTGTTCACCCTCCCTTGGCTGCTCGCAGGACTGCTCGGACCGCTTCGATCGCGTCGGGTGATGCGTGCGCGAGCTCGGCGAGGAGTTCAGGATCTACGCCGGCACCGACAGGGGTGGTTTCGGCGGGTTCGCCGGGGGGTGTGAGGAGGTCGGGTGGGACGTCTGCGCCGTTGCCGATCTGGCGGATGGTGCCGGGTGGCCAGCCAAGTGCTTTTTCGATCTTGCCCTGGGTGCTGAGTTTGGGCCATCGCTCTTGGTTGAGGAAGGTGCTGATCGTTCCCGGGTCGGCGCCGGTGGCGTCGACCAGCCAGGCGGGGTTCTTGTCGTGCAGGGCGAGCCAGGACGCGACGGCGTCGGAGGCGCGCTTCTGGTTGTTCGTCTGCGGCATTGGGTCCTCGTCTCATGCCCGGAACTGTTTCCGGAAACACGAGGGAACATCAAGAGCGACAAATCTGTACAACAAGGCAGAACGACGGGAATACCGCCGTGTAATCACGAAGATGTGAGACGGGATGACCTGCAGGGATGCGATCTTCCGGGCGTTCTCCGAGGTTTCCCTTGCGATGTTCCCTGATGTTCCCTACGATCTTCGACATGCCCCCGAAGACCATCAGCATCGACGAGCAGCGCGAACGCGAGCGTGTCGGCGCGACCCTGCGTGAGATTCGCGAGCGCGAGGGCTGGCTACTCGGCGACTTCGCCTCCGAGCTCGACATCTCCTACGCCTACCTCTCGAACATCGAGGCAGGCCGCAAACCGCTGACCAACCGACTCCTCGCCAAGGCGTGCAAGGTCCTGAACTGCCGCCCCCTGGCCATCCGCCACCCCGACGCCGGCACTACGAGCACGACGGAGCCGGCGGCATGAACAGGCGCCCCCGGTCCGAAGCGATCAAGGCCGCTGGCCGCCGCATCGCCGATGCCCGCCTCGCGTGCGCATTGATGACGCCGCGGGAGCAGGCCGAGGCCGCCTGGACCCCCACGTCGCCCTACACCGTCGACGAGCTCGAGGCGCAGATCCGCGCCGAACGCGGGCTCACCGACCGCGAGGCGTCCTAGGCCGCCGGCGGCGTCGTCAGGCGCGAGGACTGCACGTCTCGCACACCAGGCCGCGGCGTCGCCGGTACCAGCACCACTCAACAGAAGATCCCCGGTTCTCCACCGCCTGGCAGCCAACGGAGAAGCCGGGGACCCAACGAAGGGATTGTCCCCCATGAGGAAGAGCATCACCACCACCGCCGACCACGTCGAGCAGCTGGCGTTCAACCACAACGGCCGCGTCGAGTACGACACGGCACGCAACGAGCTCGTCACCGTCGTGCACGGCGTCGAGTACCGCGGCCCGGCCGAGGAGCTCGTCTCCGACGTCACCGAGACCGCGACGCCCGGCGAGCAGCCCGCGGTCGAGTTCACCGACGGGCCGTCGACGTACGGGCCGCTGTTCTCCGACGCCCACCTCGCCGCGCAGCTCGACGCCTGGACCGCTGGGGGTGCGGCATGACGACGGCGGCGCCCCTCGATGCGGCCTACAACGCCGTCCGCGCCCACCTCCACGGCCCCGTCACCGACCGGACCGCTGACGAGCTGCGTGGCCTGCTCTACATAATCGCCGAGGCCGTCGAGCGCCTGGACGGGCACCTCACCAACGGTATGGCGCTGCGGTATCTCGGCAACGACATCACCGGCGTCGAGATGGGCTCCATCGAACGGCACATGCACGAGCTCGCCGGCCGCATCGCACCCCCGGCGGTGACCGCATGAAGACCGCCGCGTTCCTCCGCCTCGTCGCCGACGCCATCGACGCCGGCCTCCCCGAGCCCCTCGAGGTCCGCGTCGCCAGCCCCGGCATCCCCGCCCACGTCCACGTCGCCCCGCAGCACGTGCACGCGTGGACGCAGCACCTCGGGATCACCCCGGGCACCTGGGAGGGCGCGTTCCAGCGCAGCGGCCCCGCCCCGGGCACCGGCGTGTACGTCACCGCGATGTCTCCCCGGGCGGTGCCGGCATGAACGCCGTCAGCACGCTCCACGACGAGGTCACCCGACTCGCCGCCGCACCGTCCACAGACACGGTCGTGGTGCTCCCGCTGGCTGTGGCCCGGCAGCTCGTCGAGCACATCACCGAGATGTGCGACGAGCACGACACCTGCGACTCGTGCGACACCGCGCTGTGCCCGGAGAGCTCCTGCGGGATCGGCGACTTCGGCTGCGACCACGGCCACGTCGTGTGCTCCGACTGCGCCCCGTCCTACTGCCGCGACTGCGGCATCGAAGCGAAGGCAGACCTGCGATGACCGACCACGAGCAGACCGGCCCCCTCCTCATCGACAGTCCCGACGTCCCCGAGCCCACCCAGCGGCCCATGGACCACCGTCGGCAGCCGAAGAAGAAGGACAAGGGCCCGATCCCGAAGCGCCAGGGGAACGGCTACTACGCCGACCACGTCACCGGCGACCGGCTCCGTTCGGTCACCACCATCCTCAGCGGCGGTGTCCCCAAGGACGGCCTCGTCTACTGGGCCGGGAACATGTGCACCGACGCCGCAATCGAGGCGCTCCCCGCTCTCGTCGCTGCGTCGCGGTTCCCCGAGCGGCTCGCCGAGCTGCGTGCATGGATCACGCGGGCCCACACCCGGAAGAAGGACGAGCGCGCCGAGATCGGGTCGCTGGTCCACGGCGTCATCGAGTCCCGCATCCTCAACACCCCGCTGCCCTCGAGCATCGCCGTGGGCGAGACGGAGTGGGCCATCGACGGTCCGGAGCTCGCGCCGTACCTGCAGCAGCTGCTGCGGTTCGAGGAGGAGTGGGCCCCGGAGTTCACCGCCTCGGAGATGGTCGTGGCGAACCCCGACCACGGGTACGCCGGGACGTTGGACTACATGATCGCGGCGTCCGGCCGGATCGGTGAGGCACTGCGTGCAGCGGGCTACACCGTGGACCCGGCCGGCGACATCATGGGCGACACCAAGACCGGCGGCGAGTGGGACCGTGTCACGTCGGCTGGTCACGTGCACGGGGTCTACCCCGAGGCCGGGCTGCAGATGTCGGCCTACCGGCGTGCCTCGATCGGGTGGCTGCGTAACGGTGAGCGGGTCCCGATGCCGCCGACCGCTGAAGTCGGTGTGGTGCTGCACCTGCGCCCGGAGGGTTACCGGCTTTACCCGGTGCGGTGTGGGGACGCGGAGTACGCGTACTTCCGGCACGCGCAGATGGTCGACGAGTGGTCGTCGCGCATCGCGTCGGCCAACGCTGACGACCCGGTCATCGGGAAGCCCCTCGTTGTGCCGACCTCGTCGGCGAAGGCGGTGGCCTGAGTTGTCGCGCGCCACGTTTCTCGTCCAGACCAAGGACGCCCGCACCCCGGCGGCTCGATTCACCGCAACCGACCACGTCGACCTCGGCGAGCAGATCGCCGTCTACCTCACCCGACACCGCCAGCTGGCCCCCAACGTCGCGTTCCACGCCCACATCGGGTCGGAGCGCGGGGCGATTCAGCAGGCCGGCCGTGTCGTCACCTTCGCCATCACCCAGGAGTCCTGACATGCCCAACGACTTCCAGCCCGGAGACATGGCTCTCCACGTCAACAACCAGCTCGACGCACGCCCGGTCGAGTCGGTCGAGGGCGAGTTCATCCGCCTGCGCATCGGCTCGCTGGTGACCGACCCGGTCCCGGCCTCCAACTACCACCGCATTCCGTCCTCAGAGAAGGCGTCCTGACATGCCCATCAAGCCGATCGTCCTGCAACAGCGCCACGCCGAGCTCGGCCGCATCCGCCTCGGCGCTAAGGAGGGCGGCAAGGGCCGCCCCATGAAGCTCGAGTCGTTCCGGTTCACCAGCCACTCCGAGCGGTACATCCGCGACCTCGCCGAGCTCTACGGCGGCGAGCCCCGCCCGTGGGACAACAACGGCATCAAGGGATGGGAGGTCTTCACGACCGCGCAGAGCATCCCGGTGATCGCCGTCAAAGGCGGCCTCACGCAGTGGATGGAGTTCTGGGCCGGCGGCGGCTGCATGCACCGCTGCGACGGCGAGATGAACGTCCTGACCGGTGAGCCGTGCGACCTCGAGGAGCAGGTGCAGGTCGGGAAGAAGGTCATCAACCCGCACGCCGAGGCCCGACCGACCACCCGCCTGTCGGTCATGCTGCCGGAGCTCGAAGCGATCGGTGTGTGGCGGATGGAGTCGCACGGCTGGAACGCAGCCGCCGAGATCCCCGCAGTCGCCGAGCTCGCGCAGTACGTCGGCGACCTAGTCCCGGCGCACCTGCACCTGGTGGAGCGGCGTGCGATCAAGGACGGGAAGACGTCGCGGTTCGTGGTGCCGGTGCTCGACCTGCAGATCGGGACCGCGCGGCTGAAGGAGATCGTCGCGGAGGTGTCGTCGGGCACGGAGCTCTCCGCCGGCAGCGGTGCTGGTGCTCGTGCGATCGAAGCGCCGCAGCAGCCGGAGGTCGAGGCGCCGCGGGTCCCCACCGACGCGGAGATCGACGCGGCGGACATGGACACCTTGAAGCGGATGTGGTCGTACCTGCAGGAGCACAATCTGCTCGGCGACGACGACGGACCGGGTGCGCGGATCGTCGCACGCGTCGAGGTGCTCCGTGCGGCAGAGGCCACGCAGCAGCCGGCACCGCAGACCGCCGAGCCGCAGGCGAATCCGGACGGCACCTACGACGCTGAGGTCGTCGAGGACGCCGCACCGGCGGGTGGCGACGACCCGGGTGTGGTGTGGCAGCAGATCCTCGCCACCGCCGGCGAGCTCGGCGCGACCCTGCCGCAGGTCACCCACGACTTCGAGCAGCGCTACGCCCTCGCCCCGTCGGAGGCGTCCGCGGGTGAGCTGCGTGCCTACCTCGAGGTGCTGCGCGTCGAGGGCATTGACCGGGACGCGGCATGAGCGCCGCCGAGAAGCAGGCGCCCTGGTACGCCGGTCGCGCCGTCGCTTTCGACTTCGAGACCACCGGCATCGACGCCCACAACGACCGCATCGTCACCGCCGCCGTCGTGTTCTTCACCCCCGGTGAGAAGCCCCAGACCCTCACCTGGGTCATCGACCCCGGCATCGAGATCCCGACCGGCGCCTCAGACGTCCACGGCTGGACCAACGACCGCATCGCCGCACACCTGCAGGGCGCTGAAGCCGCGCTCACCGTGAACGGTCGGCGTACGCCGATGACCCGGGTCGCCGCGATCGACAACATCATCATGAAGCTCGCGATCGCGCTCCACGCCAAGGTGCCGCTGGTCGCGTTCAACCTCTCCTACGACGCCACCCTCATCGACGCCGAGGCCGCCCGCCACGGCATCGACCCCATCAGCGTCCGGCCATCGCCATGGGCCGGGTGCGTCGACCCGTTCGTGATCGACAAGGCGTTCTCGAAGCGCCGCGGGTCGCGGAAGCTCACCGACCAGTGCGCCCACTACGGAGTGCTGCTCGGCGACGCGCACGCCGCCGACGCTGACGCGATCGCGGCGTACCGGGTGGTGCGACGTCAGGTGCAGGCCTATCCGGAGCTGCAGAACATGTCGCTGTCGACGCTGCACTCGACGCAGGTGTCGTGGCGCCGCAAGCAGATGGACGGACTCCGGGCGTACTTCGACCGGACCGGCAAGGCGCACGACGGCTGCTGTGGGTCGTGGCCGGTGCACCAGGGGTGCTGTGCCCCTGTGGCGGTGTCGGCATGATCCCCGGGGCGACGGCCGTGCAGGTCGACTCGATGACGCGGGTGACGCACCGTGCGGCGGCGATCCTCGCGGCTCGTGGTCTGCCGTTGCAGGCGCGGTTGTTGATCGAGGAGCAGTTCACGGCGCTGCTGGCTGCTGAGGCTGGGACGGTCGGGCAGCAGGCGGCGTTGCGGCGTGAGCTGATCGAGGTTGCTGTGGACACCGGTGTTGCGCATGGGCCGGAGCTCGATGTGTGGGCTGAGGCTCTGCGGGCGTTGGGGCATCGGCCGACGCCGCGGTTTCTGCCGGTGGATGAGGACGACGACTGCGAGTTCGATGGGTGGTCGGCGTGAACGGCCCCGAGAACTACCGAGCCGCCGAGGGGTTGCTGCATCTGGTCGAGCAGGAGCCGGAGGGGTCGCGCCTGACCCCGGAGTACCTCGCGGCTGCCCAGGTGCACGCCACCCTCGCCCTGGCCGCGGCGACCATCGAGCAGATCGCTGCTCACGGCCCCGCCGACCTCGGTCGCGACTGGAACGACCTCATCTGGCCGAGCTCAGGCGGTGGCCAGTGAGATACACGACCCGGCCCCTCTCCGACCGCACCTGGCTGCGGCCCGCCTCGGCACGCGAGCGGTCCCGCTTCGACTCCACCTGGACCATGACGCTCACGCTGCTGCACCGCGAGATCACCGCGCTCGGCGGGTCGAATGTCGTCATCGAGGTCGACGTCCGCGAGCAGGACATCCGCAACGACGGCCAGCTGCGCGCCAACGCCCGCACCCCCGAACACCCCGCCGTCGTCGTCGCCTTCGACACCCGCGACCACGGCCCGATGCAGTACCGGTGCGACCGCTACGTAGCGGCGTACGCCGACCAGGGCCCGTCGTGGCAGCACAACGTGCGCGCGGTCGCCAAGACCCTCGAGGCGCTGCGTGCGGTCGACCGGTACGGCGCGACCGACACCGGGCAGCAGTACGCCGGGTTCAAGGCGCTGCCGGTCGGCAACGCGATGCCCGCCAGCAACATGACCCGCGAGGAAGCGGCACGTCTGCTTGACCGTGTCGCGATCGGTCCCGACGCGGAGCCCGATGACGACGCGATCCCTCGCATGCTGGCGTCTGAAGCGCTGGCCAGGTCAGCGCACCGTTCGGCCCGCGCCGAAGCTCACCCCGACCGCCACGGCGGGGACCGCACCCTGTGGGACCAGGTCGAGCAAGCCGCGCGCGTGCTGGGGGTGGCTCGATGAACCCGGACGAGATCGTCGGCACCCTCTTCATCCTCGGCGGCCTCGCCTACTGGGCCACCTGCGGAGCCCGCCGCGCCGGCGACCACGCCGCCCGCCTCTACATCTGGTGGATCGAGCGCCGAGCCCGACGCACGACCGACCGCGTCGACCCCCACGGCGTCATCCCCGTCGCCGACATCGACGAGCAGACCCGACACCACGTCGCGCAGCTCCTCGCCGTCTACGTCGCGGCCGGCGTCATCCCGGACGACACCTACGTGTGGTGGCTGCGCCGCTGCCCCGAGCACGGCCGGCACCTGTGCTGGGCGCCGGCTGACCTCGTGGCGCTGCGCACCACCGCTGACCTCCCGAAGGAGTGGATCGCATGACGACCACGGACGCGCGCAAGCGCATCGACGAACGGAAGAATGCCGCCGCTGGTGTGACCGCGCCGAGCATGGCCGAGGTGCTGGCCCGCTGGCACTACGAGGAGTACGACTCCCACTTCTCGATGCCGGGCGGCCTGTCGTGGGAGGACTACAAGGCCGACGACCCGAGCGGCGCGGAGGGGCTCTACCTCGCGCCTGCCCAAGAGCAAGCCCAAGCCCTCGCCGATGCCGGGTTCGGGCACGTGGCGAGCGTGGAGGCGCGACTCGCAGAAGCCGAGCGCCAGTGGCACCGCTACATCCTGGACGCCGAGCGCGCGATCGCCCGCGCAGAGGCTGCCGAGGCCCGCCTCGCGGCCGTGCGGGCGCTGGCTGACGAGTGGATGGCGCACAGCAACGAGGTGTCGAAGTTCATCGACGCCGATCACGCCGCTGATCTCCGCCGCGCCCTCGACGGCGAGGCCACCCCATGAGCGCCGAGAGGAGGCCCGACGCGGACGAGCGGGAGCACACCCGTGGCTGCACCCTGGTGGCTGACCACCGGGGTGACTGCTGCATCTGCGGCGCGGGGTCCGCAACGTGCCGTCGAGGATGCCCCTCCGGCACCCCGGCCGAGCCCGACGCGGACGAGCGGGAGGACGAGCGAGGGGCGGCTGAAGCTGCGTTCTGGCGCGAGCAGGAGGCCGGTCGCACGCATCGCGACCGGGGCGGCTACTACCACCGCGGCTTCATCGACGGCTTCCTCGCCTCCCGCGCCCCGGACGCCCACCTCGCCGCCTACATCGAGTCGCTGACCGAGCGGGATCAGGCAGCGATGGACCTGTGGTGGCGAGCCAGCGGTGACGACTGGCCAGTCCCTGATGACCTGCCTGGCAAGTTCCTCCGCGAGGTGCTCCGTGCCGCCCGTCTCCGCGAGCAGGGAGGTGAGTGATGGCCGAGCCACGTACCCCGATCATCACCACCCGCAGCACCTACCCCGACATCGACTCTCGCGCAGACGTGCTGAGCGCCGTCGCGCTGGCCTCCGACTACACCGAGACCCAGGCCGCCGCGTACGGCGTCGTGCTCGACTGGTCGCGCGCCGCCATCGAAACCCGCCCCGCCGGGGACGCAATGCTCGTCCGCGTCGCCGCACCATCCTCGTTGTCCCCGCTGGTCGAGCTGCACACCCCCGGCAACCTGATCGACGCACTGAGCGTCCCCGAAGGCCACGACTGCCACATCGGCTGCGGCGGCCAGCACGTCGAGCGCGACCAATACGGCCGCGACTTCACCCTGCATCGCTACACCCCCTGCAGCCACTGCCTCAGCGGAGTTTCCGGGTTCGCTGAGGTCGCCTGGCCGTGCCCCACCCTCCGCGCAGCCGGCGTCACCAAGGACTACCGCACCCTGGGGCCCGCGTGATGGCCGCCCGCGTCACCTGCCGCTGCGGATGGACCAAGACCTACCCCACCCGCAGCCACGCAGAGTTCAACGCCCGCCGCCACGTCTGCCAGCGCACCAAACGCGTCCGCCGCGGCACCTACCACCGCCGCTGCGCCCGCTGCTTCTGGGAAGGCACCTACGACACCGCAGCCAAGGCCAACCACGCCAAGAAGAAGCACTCCTGCGCGAAGCACGAACAAGCCATGCTCCGCGCCGCCCTCGCCGAGGAACGCGAAGCCGCCATCGACCGCACCCCCAAGCCCTGCCACCACAAGGAAGCCAACCACCAGCACGGAACGAACGCCGCCTACGTCCTCGACAAGTGCCGCTGCTACCCCTGCAGCGCCGCACGAGCCGCCCAGGACGACTGGCGCCGCCGCCAGAAGGCCTACGGCCGCTACACCAAATACGTCCCAGCCGAGCACGTCCGGGCCCACGTCCGTGACCTCATGGACGCCGGGATGGGCCTCAAACGCATCGTCGCGGTCTCTGGTGTCTCCCAAGGTGCGCTGTGGAAGCTGATGTACGGCAAGCGCCAGGCCGACGGCACCCAGCAGCCCTCACGGCGGGTGCTCCGCGAGACCGCTGAGAAGCTCTACGCCCTCGACCCCGCCTGGACCCCCGGCCCGCTCCCTCTCGCACCCGGGGCACGCGACCACGCCGGCACACCGACCGCACGCACCCACCTGCGCGCACTCGTCGCGCTCGGCTGGTCGATGAGCAAGCTCGGCGCCCGCCTCGGCATCCAACCGACGAACATGGCGCCGGTCGTCTCCGGGGACCGTGTCCTCACCCGGGCCACGGTCGACGCGATCGAGAAGCTGTACGCCGAGCTGTGCATGACGCTCCCGCCCGAGACCAACCAGCGCGAACGCATCGCCGCGACACGCTCGCGGCGCCTCGCGCGCGAGCGCGGCTGGCTCCCACCGCTGGCGCTCGACGACGACGACATCTACCAGGGGGTGCCGGCGTGATCGTCCTGCGCTGCCCCCGCTGCGACCAGCCCTTCACCGGCGACATCTACGCCCGCCCCACCGACACCGGCTGGCAACACACCACCTGCCCCCGCGTCTGCAAGCACTGCGACCGCCAACTCATCGGCCAACGCGCATGGGACCGCCTCGACCCCCTCGCCCGCCAACGCGAACGCGCACGAGGCCGCATCGGCGCCCACTCCACCGACATCTGCATCCCCTGCAACAAGGAAGGCCGCATCACCGAAGACGAAGCCCGCTACGACGGCGACTGGGTCCTCCGCGGCGGCGTACACCGACCAACCCGACCCACCCGCCGAACGGAGACCGCCGCATGACCCACCGCATCCTCGCCATCGACCCCGGCAACACCCACACCGGCTGGGTCATCATCAACGCCCACACCCGCCAACCACTGCAGTTCGGCAAGTCCCCCAACCCCCAGGTCCTCGGCCACTGCTGGGGAGACCTCGAATGGGACACCGCCGCGATCGAGATGGTCGCCTCCTACGGCATGGCCGTCGGCAAAGAGGTCTTCGAGACCTGCGTGTGGATCGGCCGCTACCTCGAAGCCGCCACCGGCGTCGCCACCCAGACCGGCCCCGAGCTGATCTACCGCCGCGACATCAAGCTCCACCACTGCCACTCCGCTCGGGCCAAGGACTCCAACATCCGCCAGGCCCTCGTCGACCGCTTCGCACCCGGCCAGCCCAACCACGGCAAGGGCACCAAGGCCGCGCCGGGCTGGTTCTACGGCTTCCGCGCCGACGTCTGGCAGGCCTACGCCCTCGCCGTCTACATCGCCGACCAGACCACACCCCAAGCCGCCGCAGCACCCCCGCTGCAGGCCTCCCTCATCTGACCGCAGCACCCCACCCACCCGACAGGAGACACCACCACATGAGCGACACCACCGCCAAGATCCGCGCCAAGGGCCTCAACGCCACCGGCATCACCGACGACATGGCCACCCGCTTCGCCGACCAAGAATCCGGCCACCTCATCGCCGTCGTCGAACTCGAAGTCGCCGCCGTCTCCAAGAACGTCACCTCCGGCGACCGCGCCGTCGACCTCGTCATCACGCACATCGAACCCGCCACCACCACCCTCGCCGAAGACCACCTCCGCGAGTTCCAGCGCGCCCTGTTCTACAACCGCAAGGTCGACGACAACGGCGACCAGCTGCCCCTCGACGGCGGCGACGAACCCACCGTCGAGCAGGTCCGCGGCCACGGCGCCGCGCTCGTCGAACACGACGAGTCCGGCGAGGTCATCGGCCTGTGGGACGGCCGCCACCCCGACGCCGACCCGGACGACGTCGACGAGGACCAAGACGAAGACCAGGACCCCGACGCCGAACCCGACGAAGACCACGGCCGCCGCGCCATCCCCGACCCCTTCAACCCAGGCGCCTAACCCCCAGGCCCACCCGAACCAGCTGGAGGGGCGTCAACGCCGGAAACCCCGGGCCAACCGAAGCACCGGCGAAGGACACCCCCACACAGGCCCGCCCAACGGCCGCCCGGACAGCCACTTCCACGGGCCCGGTGACCCTGCGCCCCCCAGCACCCCCACCCACCACACGAGGACCGAGGCACCACGTGACCGACAGGGACGACCGACCACCACTCCGGCTGGCCGAACCACCCTTCGACCCCGACTACGACACCCCACCCAACAACCGACCACCCGCGGCCGACCGCGCAGCCGAACACGCCCTCCTCGCCCTCCTCCTCACCCCACCCACCCACGACGGCCACCACCCCGCCACCACCCTCGAGCACGAGCTCGACCACGACGACTTCTACTGGCCCGCCCACACCACCATCTGGCGCACCTGGCACACCCTCAACCACCGCGACGGCGTACCCCCCGACGCCGTCACCCTCGCCAACGCCATCACCACCACCGGCGACCGCGAAGCCACCCGCCTCCTCCCCGACCTCGCCACCATCACCACCACCCCAGCCCTCGCCCCCCAATACGTCCGCATCGTCCGCGACAACGCCCGCCTCCGCGTCGTCGCCGACACCGCACGCGAACTCACCAACCTCGCCACCGACGCCCACATCGACCGCCTCGACCACGTCCTCGCCGAGAGCCTCCAACGCCTCGACGAAACCGTCCTCCGCCTCGGCCCCCGCGACACCACCACCGCCACCGGCCTCACCGACCTCACCTGGGTCCTCAACGGCACCCCACCCACCGCCACACCACCCACCTGGTGCACCCGCACCGACGGCCACGCCCTCTTCTACGCCGGCCGCCACAACGGCGTCTTCGGAGACCCCGAAAGCGGCAAGGCGCAGCCCTACACCGCCGAAATCCAGACACCCACCGGCCCACGCACCATGGGCAGCCTCAACGTCGGCGACACCATCCTCGGCATCGACGGCCGACCCCAGACGGTCCAGGCGATCCACGAGCGCGGCCTGCGGGAGGTCTGGGAAGTCACCACCAGCGACGGCATCACCATCGAATGCTGCGACGAGCACCTCTGGACCGTCCAAGACCACAACGACCGCCGCCGCAGCCGTGGCTGGCGCACTCTCACCGCCCGCGAGATCGCCGAGGCCGGCGTGCGCCAACCCCACGGCCGACCACGCTGGCACCTGCCCAACCCCGAGCCCGCCGAGCACCCAGAGGCCGCACTCCCGCTCGACCCCTACACCCTCGGAGCGCTACTCGGCGACGGCCACCTCGGGCGCGACATCCGCATCTCCACCGAAGACCCCGAGATCCTCGAGGCCATCGTCAACCAGCTCCCGCCCGGGATGACCCCCGTGCACGACGGCCGTTGCAGCTACGCCCTGGCCTACCGTCGCGGCCACGCCAACCCCCTGCAGACCATCCTCCGCGAGCTCGACCTCGCCCACACCCGCAGCGAGAGCAAGCACATCCCCAGCTGCTACCTCACCGCATCCGCCGGCCAACGCCTCGAGCTGCTCCGCGGCCTCATGGACACCGACGGCTGCATCGAGAACCGACAGGCCACCTTCACCACCGTCTCTCTGCAGCTCGCGACCGACCTGCAACGCCTCGTCCAGAGCCTCGGAGGCACCGCCGCCACCCACACGGCGCCCTCCATGCTCAACGGCACCCGCCACCGCGACCACTACCGCATCGCCGTCCGACTGCCCCTCGGCATGAACCCATTCCGCCTCACCCGCAAGGCCACGGCGTACGCCGCACACACCACACGCACCGCCCCCAGCCGAACCATCCGGTCCATCACACCCACCGGCCGCTACGTCCCCATGCGCTGCATCGCCGTATCCAACCCCGACCACCTCTACCTCACCAACGGCCACGTACCCACCCACAACACCTGGCTCGCCCAAGCCGCCGGCGTCGAAGCCCTCCGCGCCGGCCACACCTTCGCCATGATCGACGTCGACCACAACGGCGCCGACCACACCGCCGCCCGCCTCGCCCTCCTCGGCGCCCCCTGGCACCTCATCGCCGACCAAGACCGCTTCCGCTACTACGAACCCGAAGACGCCGACCAACTCCGCGCAGCCGTCGCCGACATCACCCGACTCGCCCCCACCATCGTCGTCATCGACTCCCTCGGCGAAGTCCTCCCCATGCTCGGCGTCAAGAGCGTCGACAACGACGAGATCACCGCCGCCCTCCGCGACATCGCCATGCCCCCCGCCAAAGCCGGCTCCTGCGTCATCTCCGTCGACCACCTCCCCAAGTCCGCCGAAGCCCGCGTCACCGGCTACGCCATCGGCGGCACCGCCAAGAAACGAGCCATGGACGGCGCCTACCTCCGCGCCGAAGCCAAGGTCAAGCCCGCCCCCGGCGGCATCGGCCGCGTCACCCTGCGCATCGAGAAGGACCGCACCGGCGAACTCCGCAAGACCTCCGGCGGCGGCTACGCCGGCGAATTCGTCATCGACTCCACCCACACCCTCCCCGACGGCACACCCACCACAAAGTGGGAAATCACCCGCGACGCCGCCCCCAAGAACGACGACGGCACCTTCCGCCCCACCGTCGTGATGGAGAAGGTCTCGCGGTTCATCGAGGAGAACGACCTCTGCAGCTTCCGCACCGTCAAGGACTCCGTCACCGCCAAGGACAAGGTCCTGCGCGACGCCATCAACCTCCTCGTCTCCGAGGGGTTCGTCTCCCGCATCGACGGCCCCCGGGGATCCAAACTCCACCACTCCATCGCCCACTACCGGGAGGCCGAGGATGACCACCTCAACCCCACCGACTGACCGTGTCCCCGACCGTGTCCCGACCGTGTCCCAAGAGGGGGTCCGGGCAGACGCGAGACGACTGTGTCCCGTGGTCCCTATATCTTCGATTAGGGACACAGTCAGCGAGCCCGCGCGACCGTGTCCCCGAAGCGTGTCCCGGCACCCCTCTCACGGCGGTGCCCGATGACCACCAGAGACCCCCGCCTCACACCCCGCGACGGCAAGCTCTACACCGTCCGCTGGATCCGCCAAGGCAACCGCCCCGACGTCCGGCACAAGCACTTCACTCGCGGACACGACGCCCACCAGTACGCCGACAAGCTCCGCCGCTTCGGCAAGGACGCTGAGGTGTACGTCACCGACACCCGTTGGCAGCCGGACGGTGCGCGATGACCGACGACCTCATGCCGTGCAGCCGCTGCGGACAACCCCACACCAGGTGCTCCGCCCACACCCGCGCCGGCAACCCCTGCACCCAACGCCCCATGGCCGACCAGACCGTCTGCCGCATGCACGGCGGCTCCTCACCGCGCGCGCTCGCAGCCGCCGAGGCACGGCGTACGGAACGCCGGGCGCTGCTCGCCGTCGAGGCGTTCGGGCTGCCGCGCGAGGTCGACCCGCACACCGCGTTGCTCGAGGAGCTCCATCGGTGCGCGGGGGCGGTGCAGTGGCTGGGCGCGATCGTCGCGGACATGGATCGCTCGGAGGTGGCGTGGGGTCGGGTGAAGGAGACCCACGGGACGCAGCTCGAGAAGGGCACCGACAACGGCGTCACCTATCAGGCCGGGCCGAATGCGTTCGTGGCGTTGTGGCAGTCGGAGCGTGACCGGCTGGTGAAGGTCGCGAAGACGTGTCTCGATGCGGGGATCGAGGAGCGGCGTGTGCGGCTGGCGGAGTCGGCTGGTCAGCAGCTCGCTGCGGTGCTGCGGAACGTGCTGGACCGGATGCTCGCGGCGCTGGTCGAGGCGATCGGTGCCGAGCGGGCGACTGAGATCGCACTGACGGTCTTGTGGTCGCAGTTCGCGTTGGAGATCGTCCCGGACGAGCTGCGTCGGCTCGCCGGCGGCAGCGAAGAGGGTGGGGTGAAGGGCTGATGGCTCTCTCACGCTTCAAAGCCAACGCGCACCCGCAGCAGGTGGGCCGGCGCTCGCTCGACGAGGTCGACGGCGTGGACGACCGGGCGGTGCACCCGCTGGACTTCGCGGACTTCGACGACCGCTTCGGCCCCTTCACCGTCGACGCGGCGGCAGCCCCGCATAACGCGCGCTGTGAGCGGTACTGGACCAGGGAGACCGACGGGCTGGCGCAGGACTGGTCCGGTGAGCGGGTGTGGTGCAACCCGCCGTACTCCGACATCGCGCCGTGGATCCGGAAGGCGTGGGAGTGCTGGGCGTCGACGCTCGGCATCGTGATGCTGCTCCCGGCGAACCGGACCGAGCAGCAGTGGTGGCAGCAGCTCGTCGAGCCCTACCGCGACCGTCCACGCTCCCCGCTGACGGTCGAGTTCCTGCCGGGTCGGATGCGGTTTCTCAAGCCCGGCCAGACCGCGGTGGGGCCGAACAACCGCCCCCCCTTCGGCTGCTGCCTCCTCGTCTGGCAGCCGCCTCTGACGTACCGAGCCGACCGTGTCGTCGGCGGCCTATTCGACACCCCGGAGGAGTCGTGACCGACCTGTTGACGTTGCTGCGCGAGCACGACCTCCCACCCCGCTGGGACGGCCGCGCGGTCGTCTGGGAGGGCTGGGAGTACGCGCCCATCACCACCCTTCACCTGCACATGCGGCCGGACGTCTGCGAAGGCTGCGGGATGCCGACGATGGAGCGCGGCTTCCCCTGCTGGTCAACGAACAAGGGATTGCGCGCTGACTCGGCGCGTCTCACGCACGACGACTACCGCGCCGAGGAGGAAGCGCGCGCCCGGCTGCCGTTCCGCGTCAAGGGCAAGATGCCCCGGTACTGGTGGATCGAGTTGCACGCCTTCCGCTGCCACCACTGCCAACTCGACACCGTGTGGGACACCGCGACCGACGAGTGGTGGGTGTTGGACCACACCGACTACGGCGACGACGGGTCGGTGAGCAGCTGATGCCGCTGACCCTGTTCCACACCTGCTCGGGCCACCCTGACGGCCACATCGGCACCTTCACCCCGACTCGCCGCACCCGGCTGGGCTGCGGCTGCACCCGCTTCGACCTCACCCGCTGCGACGGGATCCGCCTGCACGCCCTCGACGGGGTGTGTCCGATGCACGCCAACGACCTCGACACCCAGGAGACACCGTGAGCGAGAACCACGACATGTCCGACGATTCCACGCCGCCACCCCGGCCGAAGTACGAGCCGCTGCCGGATCCCGTTGTGCCCGACGTTCGGCCGGCGGCTCGGGGCGGCTCGACGAGCACCCCGCCCACCTGCACCGGCCGCGACGACTGCACCGCCGACACCCACATCGTCTGCTGCCCCTCGGAGCTCCGGCGGTTCGAGGCGCTCCTCGCCGAACGCGACGCCGTCGCCCGCTCCCTCCGCGAGCTCGTACACCGACCAGCGTTCCCGCACCACGGGCCATCACCGGATGCCACGACCCTCACCGAGGTCCAACAGCAGCTCACCGCCGTCCGGGAGATGCTGCGCAACGAGATGCGGAGCCGGCACCGCGACCGCTACGACGCCCACGACCGCCTCGCCTGGGAGACCACGCGCATCAACCGACTGCAGCGGTGGTGCCGGTCGCTGACGATCGCGACGGTGTGCATGCTCGTCACCCAGGCCGTACTCATCGTCGCCGTGGCGGTGGTCGCATGACGCGCCGCCTGCAGCGCTGCCGGAAGTGCCACGGCCACTACGCCGACCAGACCGGCGTGAAGTTCCCCGCCAAGCGCGGCTGGACCCGGCACAAGGACCGGGTGTGCTCGGTCTGCCGGCGTTGGGGTGGGCCGATGCCGAAGGGCTGGCCGTGGGGGCGAGCAGCGTGACCGACATCCTGTCCCGCATCGACGCCACCGTCGCCGACTGGGAAGCCCAACCGGAGGCGTGGGTGCCGGGCGATCCGCTGTTCGAGGACCCCCGGAGCCTCGACGACGACCGTGACGCGCAGATCGTGCGGCCGATGATCCAGCTCCTCGACGACCACAGTTGGCGCGAGTCCATCATGCGCTGCCGCGACTGCGAGGTGTCGTGGGCGGGCATCGCCCCGTGCTGGGTGTGCGGCGAGCACAGGCCTCCCGTCGGTCCGCCGTCGTACGCCGGCTCCGACGATGCTCACCGGCTGCTCGCCACCATGCGTGCCGAGGCCCGGCGCGCAACGGAGCAGCGGATTGCGGAGCTCGCGGTCACCGTCGTTCCCGTGGTCTTCCACCCGCACACCAACTGCATCAGCCCCCTCCGCCCCGCCGAGCCGCACGAGGGAGACACCCACCCATGACCGTCCCCGCCCGCTGCCACCACGCACCCGACACCGACACCAGCCGCGCCATCACCGGCGAACACCGCGACCCCTGCACCCACGCCGACAACCCGGGTCGGTGCCGCGGCTGCGCCCCCTGCACCGCACCCCACTGCACCCTCTGCGGCTGGCGCCACCTCGACAACGCCCACCCACACACCTGCCCCAAGTGCATCGGCACCACCCGCGACGACCTCACCGACATCCGCCACCTCGACCGCGCCATCCGCCTCCACGCCATCCACGGCGGCAACAACGGCCGCCTCCTCGCCGCCGCCCCCATCCCCGGCGGCGACGCCCTCGTCACCTACGTCCGCACCGGCCCCGACGGCCCCGACCTCCTCTGGTCACCCCACCTCAACGACGACCACCTCCCCGGCGACCCCGTCCCCGTCCTCCTCCCGCTCCTCGCATGGGTCGAGCAGGTAGCCGCCTGGCTCGGCCACACCGCCCCCGCCCGACCCACCGTCGGCGGCGCCTGCCACTACCTCGCCGAGCACCTCACCCAGCTCGCGCAGACCAACGACGGCCCGGACTGGCCGCGGATGGCCGACGACCTGGCCGCGATCCGCCGCCAGCTCGAGCAGATCGTCCACGACGAACGCCACCACGAGTTCGGTGTGCCGTGCGACGAGTGCGGCGAGGACCTGGTGCGCCGGTTCGGCGACCCGCGGCCGTGCGAGCACGACACGGCCGCGCGCCGGCACCTGGTGCAGCTGCGGGCCGCGCACACGGCCGCCGTGCAGCTGGTCCGCGAGACACGAGCCGCCGGCCGCACCCCGACACCGGAGCAGCTCGCGGCCGCGCGCCGCGTCCCCACCGACGCCGAGATCTCCGCAGCCCGCCATCCCTGCAACCGCTGCACCACCTCCCGGCACGGCCAGGGCGGCATCGTCGACCCCGCCGTCGGCCAGTCCTGGGAGTGCATGCGCTGCCGCAAGACCTACACCCCCGGCGAGTACGCCCACGCCGTACGCCGCTCCCTCCTCGAAGGCGGACCGGCCGGTGACGGCTGGACCCACATCGCGATGGCCGCGGAGGCGGCGACCACAATGACCGGGCACTCGTTCCCGCCGCGCACCGTGCGCCGGTGGGCGGAGCGGCTGCAGGTCGCGGTCACGTGCCGGTGGGTCGCCGGCGAGCGGTGGGGGATGCTGCTCGTGCACTGGCCGTCGGTGGCCGAGCGTGCTGCGGAGACCGTCCGGAAGGCCGAGCTCGCCGCGCTCGAGCGGGCCAGGTTCGAGCGGGAGGCTACGGCGTTGCGTGCCGCGATCGACGCGGGCGAGGACGGTGAGGAGGCCGGTCGGCGGCTGGGGATCCACCCGGCTCGGGTGCGGCGGCTGCTCGAGGAATGGGAGGTCGACGCGGCGTGAGCGACACGCGTTTCGGGCGATCGTGTCGCCGATCATCGCGTTTTGTGGCATCCTTCCTGGCAGACCTCGCCTACCCAAAACCCGGTGGAGCGGGGTCTTCGCACGTCCAGAGCAGGAGGGCGGTGACGAGATGACCTCCGTCCTCCCCGACCCCCTCAACGTGTGGGAACAGGCAGCGCGCGCCTTCGAGCTCCGCGCCCCCAACCCCGTCCTCGAGCAAGCCGACGTCGACTCCTGGCGCACCCCCGGCACCCTCGCCGCCCGGCTCACCCGCTCCACCGTCCAGACCCCCGCGCTTGCCCTCGTCGACGACGAGCTGCAGCGCCTCATGGACACCCCCGACGGCCGGCTCATCATCACGATGCCCCCGCAAGAGGGCAAGTCCACGAGGGTCGCCAAGGACTTCCCCACCTGGGTCCTCAAGCACCGGCCCTGGACCCGCATCGTCGGCGCCTCCTACGGCCAGGGCCTCGCGAACCGCAACGGTCGCGCGATCCGCAACCTCATCGCTTCCAACCCCGAGCTCGGCATGTCCATCGCCGCCGACAACGGCTCCGCTTCCGAGTGGCAGCTCGCCGGCCAGGACGGCGGGCTCGTGTCCGTCGGTATCGGCGCCGGCCTCACCGGCCGCCCCGCGGACCTGATGATCATCGACGACCCGATCAAGGACCGGAAGGAAGCCGACTCCGAGGTCTACCGGCAGTCCGTGTGGGACTGGTGGACCGACGTCGCTTCCACCCGACTCGCTCCCGGCGCGCAGGTCGTGCTGATCCTGACCCGGTGGCACGACGACGACCTCGCCGGCCGGCTCCTGGCTGCCGAGGACGGCCACCTGTGGCGGGTGGTGAACATCCCCGCCCAGGCCGACCACGACCCCGCGAAGGGCGAGACCGACGCGCTCGACCGGGCCGTCGGCGAGTACCTCGAATCCGCACGTGGCCGCACCCGCGCCCAGTGGGAAGCGATCAAGACCCGCGTGGGGTCCCGGACCTGGTCCGCGCTCTACCAGGGTCGCCCGTCCTCGGCCGAGGGCACGATCTTCAAGCGCGAGCACTGGCAGTTCTACGACCAGCCGCTGTGGATCGAACGCGAAGACGGCGCCCGGATCCTCACCCAGTACGACGACCTGCTCATCTCCTGGGACATGGCGTTCAAGAGCACCGCCGGCTCCGACTACGTCGCCGGCCACGTGTGGATGCGCCGCGGCGCCGACGCCTACCTCCTCGACCGCATCCACGGCCGCCTCGACTTCCCCGCCACCCTGCTCGCCGTACGCCGCCTCGCCGCCCGGTGGCCACAGGCGCTGCTCAAGCTCGTGGAGGACAAGGCCAACGGCACCGCGGTCATCGCGATGCTCACCCGCAGCATCCCCGGGCTCGTCCCGATCGAGCCCGACGGCGGCAAGGTCGCCCGTGCCACCGCCGTCTCCCCGCTCGTCGAAGCCCACAACGTGTGGCTCCCCGCGCCTGAGCTGTGCCCGTGGGTGGACGAGGTCATCGAGGAAGCCGCCGCGTTCCCCACCGGCAAGCACGACGACGACGTCGACGCCATGTCCCAGGCCCTCAACCGCCTCATCGTGCAGCCGCTGCTCGCCGGCGAGACGTTCACCGAGGAAGACCTCGACGACGAACTCGCGCGCTTCCGCATCACGCCGTACTGAACCCCGCCGATTGCACGAACCCGACCAGGATTGAGGGGGTGTGACCCGTGACCATCGAGGCCACCCCCGTCACCACCGAGCAGCAGCTCGCCGCCGCCGAGTCGATGATCGCGCTCCTCCAGGAGGACTTCGCCGACCTCGGTCTCTCCGCCGAGGACCGCGGCTGGCGCACGATGTCGACGGAGCTCGACCGCGAGTTCTCCCGTGACGGGCTCGACGCGATCACCCGCAATTGCGCCGTCATGGCCATCGCCTCCCCGATCATCAAGCGCGGCTTGTTGCTGCGCATCGGCTACATCTGGGGCCAGGGCGTCGAGGTCGCTGCCCGCGCCGGCGAGTCCGCACCCCAGGACGTCAACGCCGTCGTCAAGGCGTTCTGGGACGACCCGGCGAACCAGGCCGCGTTCACCTCCGCCCAGGCCCAGGAGGAGAACGAGCGGGCGCTCGGCGTCGACGGGAACTTCTTCCTGGCGTTCTTCCCCAACCCTCTCAACGGAGCGACCACCGTCCGGTCGGTGCCGTTCGCTGAGGTCCGCGACGTCATCCTGAACCCCGAGGACCGCGACGACCCGTGGTTCTACCTGCGGACCTACTCCGCGCAGATCGCCGAACCCGGCTACGCGCCCGGGTCGACCCGGTTGCGCAGGGAGACCCGCCGGGTCCTGCACCCCGCGGTCGGGTTCCGGCCCAAGTTGCGACCGAAGACCATCGACGGTGTCCCGGTCCAGTGGGACCAGCCGATCCTGCACGTCGCGGTCAACCGGCTCGACGGCATGAAGTTCGGGGTCCCCGACGTGTACGCCGCGCTGCCATGGGCGCGGGCCTACGAGGGGTTCCTCACCGACTGGGCACAGCTGGTCAAGGCGCTGTCGAAGTTCGCGTGGCGCCTCACCGGGGACCGAGCATCGAAGGCCCGGCGCGCTGCGCAGACCCTCGCCGCGGCGCTGCCGTCGGCCGCCGGTCTGCCCGGGACCGCCTCGGACGCTGGCCAGGTCGCGGCGTACGGCCCGGGTGCCTCGCTCGAGGCGATCCCGAAGACCGGCGCGACCATCGACTCCGACTCCGGTCGCCCCCTGGCCGCGATGGCCGCCGCTGGCCTCGGTCTGCCCGTCACGATGCTGCTCGCCGACCCGGGCACCACCGGGGCCCGTGCAGTCGCGGAGACACTCGACCGGCCCCTGATCCAGGAGATGAACGCCCGCCGCACGCTGTGGGGCGCGGTCATCAGCACGGTGCTCGACTACGTCGTCGACCAGTCCGTGCGAGCACCTCGCGGCGCTCTGCGGGGCACCGTGGTGCTGGACACCTTCACCCGCCGCGAGGTCGTCACCCTCGCCGGGGACGTCGAGCGGACCCTCGAGGTGGACTGGCCGCCGATCGACAAGATGGACCCGCTGAAGCTGGTCACCGCGCTCGTCGAGGCCTCCGGCACCGAGGTGCTCCCGAAGCCGTGGCTGCTCAAGGCCCTGTTGAAGGCGCTCGGCGAGAAGGACGTCGACGAGATTGTCGATGCGCTCACCGACGACGAGGGCAACTGGATCGACCCCGACGCCAACGCCGGCGACGCCGCGGTGCAGGCGTTCCGTCGCGGGGACGACCCGGCCCGGGTGGTCGACCGTGAAGAGGTCGACGACGAGGACGAGGCCTGACCGTGGCCCTCACCGATCGCACCATGCGGGTCGAGCAGGGTCTGCGGCGCGAGCTGCAGCGCGTCACCGACGCCCAGACCCGCGACCTCGTCCGGGCGTGGGCTACCGCGTGGGACGAGGTCGCCACCGAGCTCCACGACGCGCTCCTCGAGCAGCTCGTCGCTGGCGACCGCGTCACCCGTGCCCAGCTGATGCGCTCGACGCGCCTCGCCCGGTCGTTGGAGTACATCGCGGACCGTCTCGCCGAGCTCGCCGCGGACGCCGGCGTACGCATCACCGCTGACCTGCAGGGCGTCATCGACACCACTCTCGGCGCTCAGGCTTCGATCATCGACTCTCAGCTGCCGCCGAACGCGAAGGCCCTGCTCGGCGTCGACCAGTGGTCACGGGTCGACCCTGGACAGCTCGAAGCGATCGTGCGCCGCTCCACCGAGCAGATCACCTCGCTCGCCGTCCCGCTGGCACCGGAGGCCTACGCCGCCGTACGCCGTGAACTGATCCGCGGTGTGGCCGCCGGCGCGAACCCCCGAGTGACAGCCCGACGCATGGTCCGGCGGGCGGAGAAGCGATTCAACGGCGGGTTGCACCGGGCGCTCGTCATCGCCCGGACCGAGACCCTGGACGCCTATCGAGCCGCTGCGCAGGCGGCGCACGAGGCCGACACAGACGTGCTGGCCGGCTGGGTGTGGACCGCTGAACTCGACGCCGACACCTGCCCGGCGTGCTGGTCGATGCACGGCCGGCAGCTCCCCACCAGCGAGCCAGGGCCGCTCGGCCACCAGCAGTGCCGCTGCGCACGGGTGCCGGTCACCCGGTCGTGGCGTGCGTTGGGGTTCGACATCGACGACCCGCCGTCGCTGTTGCCGGATGGCAACGCGCTCTTCGCCGCGTTGGGTGAGGACGAGCAGCGTCGGGTGCTCGGGGCGGCCCGGTTCGAGGCGTGGCGCGCTGGTGCGTTCCCGATGTCGGCGTGGGCTGAGCGTCGTACGACGTCGGGGTGGCGTGACTCCTACGTGATGGCGTCGGCGCCAGCCGGGTTCGCGCCGGCTCGGTCGCTGACGCTGGCTTCGTAGGCCTGGGCACCGCAGTAGACGCACTCGTCAACCATCGCCAATCCGCCCTTGCTGCCGGGAGCTAGCTCGGTGAGAACGAGCTTGTGAAGGCCGTCGGGTGCTGCCTCACAACGGGCGTCGTCAGCCCCCACCGTTGTCCCCGCCGAGCGACCCGGGCTGGTTGGACCTGCACCCGGGTTCCTTACAGACCCACCTGATCTCGATCTCGCCGGCCAGGGAGCCGTGAGGACCTGGCTCGGCGACCCGTTCACCGAGCACCTCAGTCGACATCTCCAGGCCGCACTCCGGACACAGCGGGATCGGCTCTTCGTGCTCCATCCGCCGCACGCTACTCGCCCCACGGAGGACCCGCCATGCCCCAGCAGATCGCCGAGAGCTTCACCCTCTCGGAGACCACAGCGACCGCCGACCAGGACAGCGGCCTCCTCGACGTCGTCTTCATCACCCCCGGCTGGGGCTCGAGCGGCTACTACTCCCCCGACGTCGTCGAAGCCGCCGCCCCACTGTTCCCCGCCGGCACCCACATGTACTTCGACCACCCCACCGCCGACGAGAACGCCTCCCGCCCCGGCCGATCCGTGCGCGACCTCTGCGCCGTCATCAAAGAGGCCGGCACTTACGACCCCGACATCGGCGGCGTCCGCGGCAAGGTCAAGCCGTTCGCGCCCTACCGCGACCTCCTCCTCGACGAGGACTTCGCCGCCAACATCGGCCTGTCCATCCGCGGCTCCGCCACCGACCTCGTCGACGGCGAAGCCGAGGGCCGCACCGGCAAGATCGTCGAGAGCCTGGCCGCGATCACCTCCGTGGACTTCGTGACCCGCGCCGGCCGCGGCGGCCACGTCCTGGGCGTCCTGGAGTCCGAAGCCGTCACCGACCGCGCGATCGCCCGCGGCGTCGAGGAAGCCACCGCCGACGAACGCCGCCAGCAGCTCTCCGACGCCGTACGCACCGAGCACGGCAACGGCCGCCGCTACGCCTGGGTGCGCGACTTCGACGAGTCCACCGTCTGGTTCGAGGCCTCCGCCGAAGACGAGCCCTCCAAGACCTGGCAGCAGACCTACACCGTCGCCGACGACGACCTGTCGGTGTCCCTGACCGGCGACCGGACCGAGGTCCGGCCCGTCACCAAGTACGTCCCGGCCACCCGGTCGGACAGCACCACAACCACCACCGAGGATGACCAGGAGGTCACCATGGGCAACATCCAGATCGACGAGGCGGAGCACAACCGCATCGTCGAGCGGGCCGGCCGGGTGGACGTGCTCGAGAGCGAGCGCGACACCGCCATCCGTGAGCGCGACGAGGCCCGGAGCGAGCGCGACTCGCTGCGCCGCACCGTCCGTGCCGGCGAGATCGTCACCGAGCGCGCGACCGAGGCAGGCGTCGAGTTCGACGACCTGCAGATCGTCGGGCTGCTCGCGCAGCTCCCCCTCACCGAGGCCGGCGAGCTCGACGAGGAGACGTTCGCCACCACCGTCGACGAGCACGCCGCGAAGCGGAAGGTCGCCGAGGGCACCGGCCGCGTCATCGGCATGGGCGGCACCACTACCACCGGAGGCAGCGCCGTCAGCCTCACCGACATCGACGAGGCCCTCGGCCTCGGAAAGGAGGCCTGAGCCATGTCGAAGAACCTCGTGTTCGCCGGCGACTCCCCGGCCATCAGCCTGCCCGTCCCGGCCGGCACCCGCTCCGGTGACCCCGTCAAGGTCGGCGGCATCGTCGGCGTCGTCGACGGAGACCGCACCGAGACCGTCAACGGCGTGAAGTACGGCGCCGTGGGCCACCCCGAGGGCTACGCCCCGGTCGCCCCCGACGGCACCTACTCGCTGCCGGTGCCCGAGGCCGTCTCCGCGGCCGGCACCGCGATCTACATCAAGAGCGACAACACGCTCACCACCACCGCGACCGACAACACCCTGTTCGGTCACACCGTCCCCGTCATCGACCGCGGCGTCGCGTCCGGTGCCACGAAGTCCGCCGACTCCGGCGGCGCCGTGGGCCGGGTCAACGTCCGCATCGCCCGGATCTGAGGAGACCCACCATGACGAACACCCTTCTCGAGATCGCGGACCAGATCGCGGCCGAGACCTCTGGCCCCACCCCGGCCGCCCACCGGCGCCGGATGCAGCAGACGCCCGGCCTCATGGAGGCCGCGCTCGGTATGGCCCGTCTCATCGCGCACTACCGCGAGGGATCGGCTCGCGCGGCACTGGAGCTGAACGAGGCGCTGACCACCAGCGACCTCGCACGGTTCGCCTCCGGGATGCTCATCGACCGCGAGATGCTGCAGAACTACGACGCTCTCCCCACGCAGTGGGGGAAGTTCCTCACCCCGACCACGGTGAAGGACTTCAAGCCGAAGTCCCTGGCCACCCTCGAGCTCGGCGCGCAGGTCTTCAAGGACGTCCCGGAGCGCACCGCGTACCCGGTCGCCAAGGGCCCCGAGCTGGACGAGAAGTTCATCCAGGCGAAGAAGACCGGCCTGCTGTACGGCTGGTCGTTCGAGGCCCAGGTGAACGACGACCTCGAGCAGCTCCAGATGGTGCCGCAGGCGTTCCCGCAGATGGCCCGCGACACCGAGGACGACCGTGGGCTGCGGCTCATGATCAACCTCGAAACCGGGTCGCTCAACACCGGGTTCTTCAACGGCGGCAACGGCAACTTCGGCACGCTGAAGCTGACCGCAGCGAACCTCGAGCTGGTCCTCAACTCTCTTCGCACGAAGCGCGACCCGAAGACCGGCACGATCATCCCGGCTGGTCGCCTGCAGCTCGTCGTCGGATACGCCCTGGAGACACTCGCCGAGCGGATCCTCAACGTCGACCGGGTCCAGATGGCCGACGGCAACGGCGGCTTCACCTACGCACCGAACCCGCTGCGCGGCAAGGTCGACCTCGTCGTCAACGAGAAGCAGCTCGGTGAGTCGTGGATCGTGATGCCGAAGCCCGGCACCGCGCGCCGCGCCCCGTTCTACTTCGCGAAGCTCCGCGGCTACGAGCAGCCCGACTTCCGCTACAAGGCGGACCAGGGCCGCGCGGTCGGCGGTGGCGACATCGTGGTCACCGGTGGGTCGTTCGACGACGACACCATCTGGTACCGCGGCCGCCACATCATGGGCGTCGCCCACGGCGACCCCGTGCTCACCTACGGCTCCGACAACACCGGCGCCTGAGGAGGGCGGACACATGGCTGAGAACAGCAACGGCACGCACGTGCTCGCGGGGAAGGACTTCGTCGACCTGGTCGACGAGGCCGACGAGGTTGTCGGGTCGGTGCCCAAGCACTGGCGCGACGACCAGCTGCCCCCGGGCACGAAGAAGAAGGGCCGGTCCTCGCGTTCGTCGTCGACGAGCACGCCGACCGGTGGCGGGCAGCGCCAGCAGACCCCGTCCACGCCGTCGGGTGAGCCCGCCGGCAACGCCTCGCGCGAGGACTGGGCGGCGTACGCCGTCACCCAGGGCGCCGAGGAGAAGGACCTCGTCGACGACAAGGGCGAGCCCCTGGGTCGCGACGAGCTCCGCGCGAAGTACGGCCAGCCGCAGAGCTGACCTTCACCACTAGTTGAGAGGAGGCGGACCGTGTCCGAAGCCAGCACGTACAACCTGGGCGAGCCGGCCGGGAAGGTCCGCCTCCTCCTCAACGACGTTGCCGCACCGTGGGTGTTCAGCGACGACGAGATCGAAGCGTTCCTCGACATGGAGGGCGACAACGTCAAGCTCGCAGCGGCGCAGGCGATCGACACGAACGCCGACGATCAGCTGCTGGCGTCGAAGGTGCTGCGTACGCAGGACGTGACCACCGACGGCGCGAAGCTTGCCGACTCGATGCGCCGCCGCGCCGCCGCACTGCGCGCCCAGGCTGCGGACGAGACCGCCGACGACGAGGACTCTTTCTTCTTCGGCGTCGTCAACCTTGAGGGGTCGCTGCACCCCGAGCGCACCCAGTACCCGGTGCTCTGAGATGCCCCGCCCGCGTCACGCCCAGGGCCGCCCCGGCACCCGCGTGTTCCCCGAGGACTGGAACACCGCTCACGCCCCGGTCGCCGCGAAGACCATGCCCGACGCGTGCAGCATCCGCGTCCCCGGCACGACCCAGCAGTGGAGCGACACCCTCAAGCGGAACGTCGCGACCCCGCGTACGCCGTACGCCACCCAGGTCCCGTGCCGCGCGCAGGCGCTCACCTCCCGCGCCCGCGACGTCGAGACCGGCCAAGAGCAGGTCACCGTCGCCGGCTACCTCGTCACGCTGCCCCTCGGCCACACCGCCGCGGACCAGGTGCAGGTCGGCCACATCGTCACCCTCACCACCGGCGACCCCGCGCTCACCGGCCGCGACCTCCACGTGCACGAAGTCGTCGCCGCATCTCACCGGTTCGAGCGCGACCTCTTCTGCTCCCTGGTCGCCCCACCCCCAGCACCGCCCGCCACCACCTGACCCGCCCGGGAGGCCGCCGTGACTATCGAGTTCGACGCCTCCCAGGTCCGGGCGCTGGGCGCCCGTGTCGGCCAGGCACCCGAGCGCGTCGGCGCGAAGGCGGCCGCTGCGTTCCGCAAGACCGTCCGCGACATCGAGGCCGACGCCAAGGTCCTAGCCCCCGTCGACACCGGAGCGCTCCGCGGGTCCATCTCCTCCACCACCACCGGAGACGGCCGGTACGGGCACACCGAAGCCGAGATCGGCCCCACCGTGGACTACGGCATCTACGTGGAGTGGGGGACCAGTGTTCAACCCGGTCAGCCGTATCTCGGGCCCGCCTTCGATCGTCGAGCACCGACGTTCACTGAGGCGCTGGCTCAGCTAGCTACTGAGAACCTCTAGCGGCTTCCACCAGCGTCGACCGTTGGCAAACTGTCCGTGGTTGACCTGGATGAGCGTCAGGCCCTCCTGGGCGCACCGTTCGATCTTCATGGCCTTGCGTGCGGCGTACGCCGGGTTGTTGGTGACGCCCCAGACCTCGATGTAGGTGCTACCGACTAGGAAGTCGGCGCGGTAGCGCCGGTCCCATGGGTAGGCGGGTTCGACCTCGTGGTCGAGGCCGTGCTCGGTGAGCCAGTCGTCGACTCGCTGCTCATAGGTTGACCGGGCAAGGTGTCCATCCACGCACGTGAAACGCCTGCCGCCATGCCAGCCGTCACGCCCAACCTCGATGCCGTAACGCACGCACCGGTCGCGGATCAACCTGCGGCTCACCCCGAATTGCTCAGCGATCGCAGTGATCGTCTCCCCGCGGGTGATTCCATCCCGCAGCTCAGCCTCGGTCGGTTCGACAACAACCTGCCCGCGGCGCCGGGTCTGCCAGATGGTCGGGCGTTCAATGCCGTGGCGGTCGAGCCAGTGACCGACCGCGGTGTAGTCGACGCCGTACTTCTCAGCGACACCGATGAGCCCGATGTTCTCCTCGTGGATGAGGCGACGCAGGTCGTCTGCTGAGGGCGCGGCGACGCCCCTGTGCGCAAGCCCCCGGCCGGCGAACCGGCGCTCCACCCCTGCGGCTCGGAGCCATCGAAGCGCGGTGATCTTCTCGACGCCGTACCGGGCACCGATCGCGGCGGCGCTGAGCCCCTGGTCGACGTACAGCTCGCGGAGTTCGGCTGGGTTCGGGCGGGACCTCTTCGCAGCCGACATGTCCTGATTCTACCGCGAGTTCGGAACATCGGAGGTCGCTTCATGTCAGGGATCTCGCGCCGCGCCCTCAACGCCGCGCTCCGTGATCGCCTCACCGGCGTCGAGCACGCCACCGGCTACTACGGCCAGGTTGGACGCCGCTTCGACGGCACCACCGACGAGCGGCCTCCCACCCGGGGCCCCGGCGACCCGGCGGTCGCGCCGTACTTCGTGCTCTACCCCTCCCCGGGGACCCCCGGTGTCGACGGCGCATCCGGGGAGCGCGACGTCGCCGACTCGTTCGTGTCGCTCGATCACCTGATCCAGGTCACCGCGGTTGCCGCTGACGCCGAGGACCTCGACGCGCTCGTCGACCGGATCGACGGCCTCCTCTACCGGTGGCGCCCACAGCTCGACGGCGCGAAGTGCGGCCCGCTGCGCCCCCCGCCCGGGTTCAACCCCGGCCCGTACTTCCCCGACACCACGGTCAAGCCGGCCCGGCTCTGGACGCCCCTGCAGTACCAGCTCACCGCCCACCAGTGACACCCACCGAGAGGAACCCGGCCATGGCCGAGAAGAAGTTCGTCACCGTCGTCGTCGAGGCGACCGGCGAGACGCAGCGCGTCCCCGCCCACTACATCGACCACCCCGTGCTCGGCGAGGGCATCCGCCGCGTCGACGGCTCGGAGCCGCTCGACGACCTGCGCCCGTCCCCGGTCGACCCCGACCCAGGCACCGGCGAGGGCACCGCGACCAGTGGCCCCGACGCCACCACCGCCGGCACCGCCGGCGCCACGACTTCGACCCCCACCAGCGGGGCGAAGACCACCAGCAGCTCGACGACCCCGTCGAGCACCAAGTCCGCGGCCGCCGCGGGGAACCAGGAGTAAGTCATGCGTTCACTGGCCGACGGCCACGAGAAGATCGCCATCCTCACCACCAAGCCGGAGGACCCGTCCTCGCCCACGGTGACCGAGCTCGCCGCCGGCATCCAGGCCGCGAAGGGCATCCTCGCCGAGGATTGGGCCTTCGGCGCGGTCGACTCCGAGACGTTCGCGGAGCGCGCCGTCGGGGAGAAGAACAACTCCCCGACGTACGGCGCCGGGAACTACGAGTTCGGCGCCACGATCTTCCGCGAGTTCGACGAGACCGGCGACCCGGACCCGACCCTCGACGCGCTGTTCGCGGCGCTCAAGGTCAAGCTCACCACGGTGTGGGTCTACTCCCGGCTCACCGGCAAGGACTCCGACGACCCGTGGGAGGCCGGCGACGAGATCCGCCTCGGCGCCCGGATCGAGACCGACACGCCGCGGCGCCCGGGCCCGACCGGCGGCTACATCAAGATGCGGGTCCCCGCCCAGGTCAAGGAGGCGTGGGACTTCATCACGGTCGCGCCCGCTGCTGGGCCGTGACCCACGGCGGCACCTAGCGCCGCCTCCTCGAACGGGGGTGGCGGGCGACGTCGAGGCGCCCGCCTCCCCCTCTCAGCGCCACCACCTCGACACCTCGACACCTCGACACACCTCGACACCAGGAGCACCCATGTCTGACCGTTCTGTCGGCGACACCACCGACCCCACTGACGCTGGCACCGCCACCCCGCCCAACCCGTTCCAGCGCCCCGAGACCCCCGAGTTCACCGAGACCGCCGGCACGTTCTCGTTCGAGGACGTCCTGAGGGTCCTGCGGCGCCCCGAGCGGGTCGTCACCATCGACCTCCGCGGCGACCTCGCCGGCGAGGAGCGGGCACTGCTCGAGGAGCTCACCACGCTGGTGAACTACAAGGGCGAGGTCAACGCCGAGGCTTCCGTCGCTGAGCAGGGCCGCGCGGTCGCGGTCGCCGAGCGTCTGCGCCAGATCGCCGCCGCGCGTCGGAAGGACGCGTGGCGCGTGAAGCTGCGCGGGCTGGACTCTGACGCGTACGCCGCGTTCGTGCGACGCCACCAGCCGAAGAAGTCCGACGACCGCGCCGGCTGGACGGCGTACAGCGACAAGCTGATCGCCGCGTGCGCGGTCGAGCCCGAGCTCACCGAGGACCAGGTGCGCCAGCTGCGCGGGAAGCTGGCCGACGGTCAGATTGGTGCGCTCGCCAACGCAGCGCAGTCGGCGTGCACCCAGGACGGGGTGGATGTCCCAAAACTGCCCGGCTTCTCGCAGACCCTGCTGGAGCAGGGCTCCGACGAACGCTGATCCAGGCCCGGTCGCTGGGGATCCCGCCCACGCTTTACCTCGGCGACCGGGTCCGGCAGACCCACTACTTCTACGACGACCCCGAGTACCCGAACCGCATCACCCGCGCGGTGTCGTCGCCGGAGTGGGTGCGCGACGACTACCGGCTCATCGAGGCGCTCGAGCAGGCCGAGGCGATGGAGTGCCCGGGCTGTCACGTGCCGGTGGAGCTCGCGTGGCATGCCGGGATGTCGGGTTTCTTCGCGAAGCCCGACGACGCCGAGGTCGTGTGCCAGTCCTGCACTGCCATCAAGGGCGAGCAGGTGTCGTACCGCGTCGGTCCGCAGGTCGTGAACACCCGACCCGACTCGAAGGGCCCCTTGAAGCCCTTCGAGATCGGCGTCACCACCGCCCGGCCGGAACCGCCGGAGAAGAAACCGCGCTGACGTGAGGGAGGTGTGCGTTGTCCGCTGAGTCCCGGTCGGTCGTCGTACGCCTCTCGATGTCGGCGTCGCAGTACCTGCAGGAAGCCCTGCGGGTCGGCAAGGCAACCGACGACATGGCCGCCCGGATGGAGCGCTCAACAGCGCGCCAGACGGGCGGCCTGCGTGGTGTCGCGACCAGCGCGCAGCAGCTCGGCCGCGAGGTCACCGCCTCCGCGAAGAACAACGCCGACGCGTGGAACACCGCCGGCAAGGCCGCCACCGGGTACGGCCTCGCGATCACCGGTCTCGCCGCACTGGTCCTGAAGACCGGGGTGTCATACAACCAGCTGCAGCAGACCTCCCGCGCAGCGATGACCACGCTCCTGGGCGGCGCCGAGCAGGCCAACGCCCAGATGGACCAGCTCGACGCGTTCGCGCGCAACAGCCCGTTCGCCAAGCAGGTCTTCATCTCTGCCCAGCAGCAGATGATCGGCTTCGGCATCGAGACCCAGAAGGTCCTGCCGTACCTCGACGCCGTGCAGCAGTCGGTCGCCGCGATGGGCGGCAGCAACCAGCAGATCGCCGAGATCTCCTACATCATGAGTCAGATCTCGGCCGCGTCGAAGATCACCGCGGTCGACCTGATGCAGCTCGGTCAGCGCGGTATCAACGCCGCCGAGCTCATCGGCTCCCAGATGGGGATGACCGGGGCGCAGGTCCGTGAGGCGATCACTGCCGGGTCGCTCGACGCCGGCATGGCTCTCGACGCGCTCGCCGCCGGTATGCAGGAGCGGTTCGGTGGCGCGGCGGACAACGTCAAGCAGACCTACGCCGGCGCGATCGACCGGGTGAAGGCCGCGTGGCGCGACCTCGCCTCCACTGTCACCACCCCGCTGGTCGGACCGCAGGGCGGCGGGTTCCTGGTCGACCTGGCCAACGAGACCGCGGACGCGCTCCGCATGATCGAGTCGCTGCCCGCGCCGGTGCAGCTCGCGATCGCCGCGCTGACGGGCCTGTCCGGTGCTGGGGCGCTCGCCGCCGGGGCGTTCCTCCTCGCCGCTCCTCGCATCATCGAGACCCGCGCTGCGATGGCGACGCTCGCGAAGGACATGCCCCGTGCCACCGCTGCTGCGCGGGCCACCGGTTCGGCGGTCATGGGCCTCGGGAAGGCCTTCGGCTTCGCCACCAGCCTCGCCGCCGCGTTCTACATCGCCGCGCAGATCGACAGCGACAAGGACCCCGCCCCCGGCCTCGAGCGCACCCGCGCCGCGGTCCTCGACCTCGCCGACACCGTCAAGGGCGCGCCCAAGCTCGACGAGATCTTCACCCGCGACGCCCGCACCTTCTCCGGGCCGCTGAAGATCACCGCCCAGATCGACGGGCTCGCCAGCGCGCTCGAGGCGATGCAGACCAGCGGGTTCGAGAAGCTCACCTCCTGGGTGCCCGGCGCGACCCAGAGCTGGGATCTCGCCGCGGAGTCGTTCGCTCAGTTCGACGCCACGCTGGCCTCGATGGTCCAGGAAGGCCAGATCGAGGAGGCCGCGGCCGGCTACGACCTGTTCCGCCAGACCGCGCGGGACGCTGGCTACACGCTGAAGGAGATCGAGAACCTCGTCCCGGGGTACCTCGACGCGATCGTCGGGGTGGAGAACGCCAACCGTGACGCCGCCGGTGCCAGCGAGGAGCTCGCGGCGAGCCAGGGTGTCACCGCGGACAGCATCGAGGCGTCGATCAAGCAGCACGAGCAGATGCGCGAGGCGCTCGAGGAGTCCCGCGACGCTGCCCGGGACGTGGCCCAGTCGTTCGGGGATGACTGGCGCAAGGCGTTGCTCGACACCGACGTGTCGATGGCGGAGTGGCGGGAGTCGCTGCGCGAGCAGACCGCGGCGCTGCGCGACTTCGAGGTCAACGCTGCGGAGGCCGCGCGCAAGGGTCTGTCCGAGGGTCTGATCGCCGAGCTGAAGGCGGCCGGCCCGGAAGGCGCTGCCCGGATGGCGGAGCTGGCCAACTCGTCGAAGACCGAGATCCGCGGGATCGTCGAGGACTTCGAGGCGTGGGAGCGTCAGGTCGGCAGCACGATCGACGCCTTCGGTGGGGTCGGTCCCACTCTCGAGGACCTGGCGCGGTCGTTCGCGAAGCTCCCCACAGATGTGCAAACCGAGATCCGCGCCGAGGGGATCCCGCAGACCGAGGGCGACATTGTCGCGCTGAACGAGAAGTACGGCCTGACCCCGCGCGACATCGAGACCCTCGTCGCGCTGATGGGGAACGTCGAGGCAGAGCGCGCCATCTTGCGCCTCGCTGAGAAGCTGCGGGAGACCGACCGGATCAAGGTCGAGCCGACGGTCTCGACCCGCCTCATGGCCAGCGCGCAGAGCGCAGCCGATGACATCCTCACCTCGCTGCGCCTCATCGGCGCAACGCATGTGTCGCCGACGGTGACCGTGCGCCGCTCGGTCGTCCAGGTGCCCCAGCCCGGCATCGACCCGAGGAACTTCACCGGCACCGGCTCCGCTGACGGGTCCACCGTCCCGCACGGCGGCCCGTACGTCGACCGCTACCCGTACCTGCTCGCCCCCGGCGAGGAGGTCATCAGCAACCGCAACGGCCAAGCCGACCAGTGGCGCCCCTTCCTCAAGGCGATCAACGCCGGCCGTCTCGCCGACGGCGGCACTGTCGGGCTCGCCCGCGGCGGCACCGCCGTCCGCTACACCCTCGACCAGCAGATCGAGATCGTGCGGCTCGAGAAGACCTTGCGCGACCTCAACAAGCAGCTCGCCGCGACCGGCAAGGACCGCATCGTCGGCCCTGAGCGGCAGCTGATCGAGCTCATGGTGCGTGAGGCGCAGCGCGACCGGCGTGCCGCCCTCCGGGCACCGATTCGCGAGGCGCGGGAGCGGGCACGCGAGATTCGTCGCGACGGACGCGAAGCGGTGTCGTCGTTCGACCTGCAGACCGGCATGAGCCCCGTCGACATCCGGCAGACCTTCGCGACCTTCCGCAAGGGCCTCCGCGAGGCCGGCGTGCAGGTCCCGAAGCAGTTCGCACATCTGCAGCGGCAGTCCGTGCTGCTCGCCCGGCGCTTCGAGACGAACACCGAGAAGCTCAAGGCCAACGAGGAAGCGCTCGAGCAGCTCCGCGAGCGTGCGCAGCGGATCTCGTCGGCCGTCGGTGGCATCTTCGACGCCAACCCCTTCGGCGCCGAGGGCGGCGGGCTCGCCGCGGCGATGCTGCAGATGCAGGCCAACCTCAATGACACCCGCGAACGCGACCGGCTCCTGCAGTCGGTGGTCGGGCTCGTCCCGGGACTCTCGACCGACGTCATCGAGCTGCTCGCCACCCAGGCCGACATCCAGACCCTGCGCGACCTCGACACCGCCGCGGAGGTCCGGGCGTTCGCGCAGCTCATGCAGGACATGCGTACCGCTCAGGGCGCCGCCGGAGGGTGGGCAGCCGGCGCCGTGACCGCCAACGACATCGCCAAGTACGAGGCGACCATCGCGAAACTCGAGCGCACTCTGGATAGCCAGACCGCTCGGATGGAGCGTCTCGAGGCGCGCGCGGAGGCGCGGGCGCAGCAGCAGATCACGAAGTCCGAGAAGGCCGTCCAGCGCGGCACCCAGGCCGGCGCGAAGGCCGGTGTCGCCGCGGGGATCATCCAGACGAACAAGGCCCAGGCCGCCAGAAGTAAGGGACGGTCCTGATGACGTGGCCACGGTTCCAGTTCACCGCCGGCCCGTCCGCTGACGCCGAGGTGCGCCTCGATCTCAACGCCGAGGGCATCGAGCTGGCAGACTCGCGGGTGCTCGTCGACGGGTTCGGGTTCGGGATGCCCGAGCTCGACGGGGAGCCGGGCGCGCGGGGCCGCGCGTGGGGTGTCCGTACGCAGTCGTTGCCGTGGAAGGTGACCGGCAGCAAGGCTGCCGCGCTGGCGCTGCTCGGTCTGCTCGCGAGGGAGCTCACGCGTCAGGAGAACTGGCTGCGGGTGCAGCTGAGCCCGAGCACGGAGCCGCGGTGGCTGCACACCTACGCGGCGTCCGCCGACCAGGTGTCGTTGAACCAGGTCTACTGGGACGCCGAGAGCGACACATGGCGTACGACGTTGTCGGTGCCGGCTGACCCGTTCGCGCTCGGCCCCCGGGTCGACATGGACCCGGTGACGGTCACGAACTCGCCCATCGCGGGGACGCACCCGATGCAGGTGAAGCTGCCGCCGGTGCTCGGGGAGGTCCCGGCGCCGGCGCTGGTGGTGGTCGAGAAGGCCGCGGCGGGCGGGATGCTGGGGCCCCTGGTCGCGGTCACCAACGAGGCGGCCACCGTGCACGCCGCGGGATCGTGGGGCCCGGCGGTCGGGTCGGCGGTCACCGCTGCGGGGTACCTGGCGGGGTCGTACCGGCCCACCTCCGGCGGACTGGCGGACTGGGCCGTGGTCGGCACGTGGGAGCCCGGTGTGCTGCCGCAGGGTCGCCGACGCGCGCTCCTGCGGGTCGGGGCCACTCCGGGTGCTGGTGCGGTGCTCCTGCGGGCCGTGGTCGGTGGGTTGGCGATGCCGCCGGTGCTGGTGCAGTGCACCGACCAGGTCCGGTGGGTCGACCTCGGGTCGCTGCCCTACCCGATGCCCGACGACGACGGCCTCGGCGCAGCCCCCGCGGTCCCGGTCGTGATCGCCGCGCGTCGCGCGCGGCCCGGTGGGGAGCTGCGGCTCGACGACCGGCTCCTGTTGGTCGACGGGGCGTGGGACGCCGACCTGTTGAAGCTCACCGCCCGCGACGGCGGCACCGGCCCGACGCGGCTCGCGGTCAACGCCGACGCCCGCCGGGCCCGCGCCGTCATCGCCGACGCCGCCGTACCGCCGCCGGCCGCGTCCGGTGGGTGGCCGCACCTGCACCCCGGACGCGACAACCACCTGTTGGTCGCGCAGAACGTCGACCCGCTGGGCCTCGCCGGCCGCAACGACGACGCCGCATCCACCACGACGGTCCGGGTGTCCTACCAGCCGCGCTACCTGTGGGGGGTCTGAGATGGGCCACGGTGGGCTGTCGTACCGGGTCGTCGACGGCACCGTCGACCTCGACGTCACCGACCACGTCCAAGGGTCGCCGTCGCTGACGTGGGAGGCCGTCGGCGGGTGCGCGACCGGCCGCGTCACGATCACCTTGCCGCTCGACACGTTCCCCACCCTCGGCGACTCCTCGCGCATGTACGTCACCTCGACGCGCGGTGAGCCGGTGTGGGAGGGGTTCTTCGGGCTCCCCGACGCCCGCTCCGACGGCGAAGGGGAACGGTTCGAGTCCGAGCTCGTCGGCACCATGGCGCTCGCCGCGGACGCTGTCGAGGCGCTCGTCTACAGCGACGCCGACCTAGGGTCGTGGCAACGGTCCGCTGCGTCGGTGCAGTCCGCCCGCGTCGACCAGGTCGAAGACGGCTGGCAGCTCGCCCACCCTCAGGGCTACGTGCTCGGCACCGGCGCCGCCGCGGGCATGGAGTACCGGCTGCTGCAGCACGCGGCGCAGAACGTCGGGTCGGTGACGTTCACCGCCACCGGCCCGGTCACCCCGGAGCCGGGGTTCGCGCTCCGGGTGCAGGGCCTTGCGGGGAACACCGTGCTGACCACCATCGACCAGCCCCTCGCCACCGGCCCCACGACCTACAGCTACGGCCCGCCCGAGCTCGGTGCCAACGCTGACGTCGTCCGGATCTCCCTGGTCCGCACCGGCGGCGCCACGAACGTCCTCACCGGCAACGCCCTGGTCCAGATCACCGGCCTGACCGTCGCCGGGTCCCGCGTCGACCGGTACGGCACTCCCGTCACCGCCACCCCGGTCGTGACGTCGGCGCAGATCATCGACGACCTCCTCGGCCGCGGACTCCTCGGACCCATCGACCCGGCGCTCGCGATCGTCGAGGACTCCAGCATCCCGATCGAGGACGCCGCCTGGCCGACCGGGATCCGCATCGACCAGCTCCTCCAGCGGCTCCGCGACGCCGACACCAACATGCTGTGGTCCTACGACGCCGGCGGCCGGTTCTCCTGGCGCGCCTGGCCGACCAACGAGCCGCGGTACGACCTGATCGACGACCTCGACGACCTCGCCTGGCCCGGGTCCAGCGACACCCCGCCCTCCCGCATCACGGTGTTCTGGCGTCAGGACGGCGGGCTGCACCGCCTGCAGGTCACCATCGACGACCCCTCTGCTGACGAGGGCGCGCGGGTCCGGGTCGCTGATCCGATCACCGTCCCCGGCGACGACGCCACCGAGGAGGAGGCATACGAGGCCGGTCGTGACGAGCTCGAGCGGCTCCGCGCACGTGCCCGATCGGCGACCGCGGAGGTGTCGCGGCTGGTGTTCGACCGGGTCACGGGTCTCGAGGTGGAGCCGTGGGAGATCCGGCCCGGTTACCTCGCGCACGTCGACGTCACCGGCGAGGTTCTGCAGATCACCACCGTGACCGCCTCAGCTGCCCCGGACGGGGTGACGGCGACGCTGACGATGGGCCAGCCACCCATGAGCGATGCGGAGCGGGTGCTGGCGATCTTCCGCGGTGACCTGCCGGCACCTGGTGCGCCGATCATCGAGATCCCCGAGGAGACCCCGGAGCCGCCGCCGACGGAGGCACCGGAGACCGGGGACACGTCACCGCCGCCGTACTCCCCACTGCCGACTGTGGAGGCGTCCATCGAGGCCGCTCTCGTGACGGTCCCGGGGATCGACCCGGGTCCGGGGTACCGCGGTCCGATCATGTTCGAGATCCACCTCGCGACGTCGGCGTCCGCACCCGCCCCGACCCCGGGGAACCCGGCGACGCTGATCGGTGAGACCCAGACCGGGACGTTCTTCGCGACGAAGCGCCCCGACGGGCTGCCGCTCGCGTCTGGGGTGACGTACTACTTCGCGACGATCGCGATCAACGCGGTGGGTGCAGCTATCCCGTCGGGGTGGGTCGCCGGCACGGCGCGGGCGAAGATCACCGGGACGATGATCGGGCCGAACGAGATCCAGACCGGCAACCTCGCGACGAACTACCTGACCACCGCGGCGCTGCTGGCCAACGACGCCTGGATCGGTGCGCTGCGGGCGGTCGACCTGACTGCGGAGACGATCACCGGCCCGAAGATCCAGACGATGAGCCAGGCCAACCGGGGCATCAAACTCGACGGCTGGACCAACACGCTGCGGGCATGGGACGCCTTCGGCAACCTGCGCTTCGAGGTTAACGGCAACACCGGCCTCGGCACTTTCACGAGCGCCTCGGGCGGAGCTTCCGCAGCCCTCTCGGCCGGCAGTTTGGTCTTCTCGAACAGCACCTATGGGACGTCGGGTGCGGTCGTCGGCAGCAGCGTCGGCATCCGGCTCGCGTCCGGCTCGTCGTCCATCGACATTGAGCAGAGTGGTCGTGTTCAGATCAACGCGCCCGCTCTCGTGCAGGGCAACCTCGATGTCCTCGCGGGTGTGCTCAAGGTGCAGGGGTCTAACGGGTTCGCGATCGATACCGCTGGCGGGTATCTCCGATCTCCTCGGACGACCAACTTCGCTTCAGGTGGGTCCCCGAACGTCCGCATCAACACCGACGCGTCATCTGCCGTGTTCGCCAACACCGAGTCCCGCCGGGCCATCAAGGTCGCCATCGAGCCGGCACGGAACGACCAACTCCAGGCGCTGCTCGACCTGGACGTACAGACGTGGTTCGACCGAGCGCCGGCAGAAGCCCTGGCCGCGTATTTCGGGGGCGGACCGGACGACCCCAGTGACTGCGCGGGAGACGGCTCGGCCATCGAAGTGTTCGAGCCACTTCGCCGCTGGCCTGGGCTGATCGCCGAGGAAGTGTACGACGCCGGCGCCACGCTGTTCGTCGACTACGACAACCGCGAAGGCACCCCGCGCAGCGTGTTGTACGACCGCATCGGCGTGGCGTGGATTCCGTTCGTGCGTGACCTGATCACCCGAGTCGAAGCCCTGGAGGCATCGTGACCCAGCAGCAGCCCGAGCCCACGCAGGTCGACCCCCAGGCGGTCGTCAACGACCTCGCCCAGCAGGTCGCTCAGCAGGCTGTGGGGCTGGCGATGCTCCGTACCCAGCTCACCGCGGTGACCGCCGAGCGCGACCAGCTCCTCGCCGAGCGGGACATGCTGATCGCGGCGCAGGAGCAGGCCCAGCACCAGGCGGAGGGCTGATGGAGTGGGCAGGCATCTCCTCGGTGGCCCAACTGTCCACGCCGGCGGTGCTCGCGGTGATCGCGCTGCTGGTGATCACCGACAAGCTCGTGTGGCACACCCGGCTCAAGCGCGCCGAGAAGCGCGTCGAGAAGCTCGAGGAGATGCTGCTCTCCGCCCTCGGTGTCGCCGAGCGAACCACCGTCGGCGCCGAGGTCGCACACAAGGTCATCGAGCAGCTCCCCGACCCTGGCAGCGGCAGGGGGAAGAGGCGATGACCCTCTGGCGGCGGATTCTCGGGCGGACGCAGGAGGAGGGCGAGGTCGACCAGCGCATCAAGCAGGCCGAGGAGAAGCTGGCCGACCTCGAGCGGCGCGCCAACCGCGTGGTGCCTTCCCTCGAGCGACGCAAGCGCCGCAACCACTGGGCCGAGACCGTCGAGATGCTTTGGGAGGGTCGATGACCGCGGATGGCATCTACCAGGCGCTGTTCTTCATCACCTGGCCCGCGGCGGTCGCGTACCCGGTGATCTACATCGTGTCGGCGCCGTTCTGGCGCTCGCGCACCGGGCGGGCGCTGTTCGTCAAGGCGCTCGGCGTAGGTCTCATGGTCACCGTCGGGTGCCTGTATTTCCTGCTCGGGTCGGACTACTGGGGGCGCAACGCCATCCGCATCGGCGGGATGGCTCTCGTCTGCGTGGGCGTGTGGGCCGCGCTGATCGAGATGCTCCACCGACTCCGCAAGCGCTACTCCGCGCCCTGACCCACCGCCTCGCCGCCCGTACCCGCATCCGTCTCGCCCGCGCCATCACGTGGGCCGCTCACCCTTGCCAGGAGGCAACCGTGGCCAACGTCATCGAATTCACCAGCAGCGGAGGCGCGGGCTCCGTGTCCTACGACGGCCTCACCTGCCCCGAGTGCGACGGCGCGTGGTTCACCGTCCAAGCCGTCGTGCTTGACCGTGAAAGCCGCGTCACCGGATACGCCGCACCCACCGCCTGTCGCGACTGCGGCCACGTCGTCGTCGCTGGCACCTGGGCCGCGCCACCCATCGAGCTGCTTCACGACGAGAGAGGCGACGACTAATGGCCAACATGCTCCGCAAGAAAGCCACCAAGTGGCACGGCTGCTGCGATCACTGCGCGCGCGGCACTGCGCTCCACATGAAGCCCGGACCGCGAGAGCGTCACCAGGCGCGGGCGATCGAGAAGCGGCAGTGGGCGAAGGAGTGGGGCGAGCGATGAAGCGCATCAGTCTCGGCCGGGACACCTCTGGCCGCCCGCTCGACGTCGACTCCCGCACCCTCGCCAAGCTCCGCGCGGCCGAGCGCCGGCTCGGCCACAAGTTCGTCATCGTCCAGGGCTCCTACCGTGGCGGGGCTGGGGCGAAGGCATCGGCAGGCACGCACGACCGCGCGGGCGTGATCGACCTCCGCACCTACGACCTGCCAGCCAGCATCACCCCGCAGGCCGCAGTCAAGGCGCTCCGCGAGGCCGGGCTGATCGCCTGGTACCGCACCAAGGCGCAAGGGTTCGACCCGCACATCCACGCCATCGACTACGGCAACCCCGACCTGCACCCGTCGGCTGCCAACCAGGTCCGCGCGTGGGAGCAGGGCCGCAACGGGCTCGCCAGCAACGGCCCCGACGACGGGCCGCGCGTGACGGTCCCCAAGTCGCTGCCGCCGGACCCCACCCCCGGCGTCACCCGGTTCCTCAATGCCAGGACGCTCAAGCAGCGGCGCAAACTCGCCGACGGCCTGGCGAAGAACGGCGACACCGCCGCGATCCGTCGGCACGCGAAGCGGTGGCTCAACCGCGACGCCAAGGCACAGAAGTGGGCCAAGGCGCGCGCCGCGTCGTACCGCGCGCTGCGGAAGCTCGAGGTGAAGTGATGGCCGACGAGACCACGGGCGAACCCGAGCAGACCGTTCCCCGCGCCGAGTACGACCGCATCGCAGCCGCGCTCGAGCGTTCCATCGAACGCCAGGGCGCCGCCCAGGACGAGGCCCGGCTGGCAGCGGTCGCGCTCGTCGCCGCGCAGCAGCGCATCACCGAGCTCGAGGCGGAACTCGCCGCCGCTCTCACCCCGCAGGAGGAGTCATGAGCACACCCACCCAGGTCGCCCGCCCGTGGCGCACCACCGTCCGCACCATCGTCCAGGCACTCATCGCGCTGGCCGTCATGGCCCCGATCCTCGTGGAGGCGACCGGGCTCGACCCCGAGTCCCTGCCGTGGCTCGTCGGCGTTCTCGCAGTCGCCGGAGCGGTCGCGCGCGTCTCTGCGCTCCCGCAGGTCGAGGCGTTCCTGCGGCGTTTCGTGCCGTGGCTCGCCGCGGACCCGGACGACCACCGACCTGACGAGACCGGGCACATCCGCATCGGTGGCTACCGGATCCACCAGGACGGCACCCTGATCACCCGCGGCCTGATCTACACCGGGAAGCTGCGCGCCGACTCCATCACGCAGGCGCGTATCACCGGTGAGGAGGACGAGTCGTGATCCGCATCTACCGCGCGTCCGTCATCGCGATCGGCCTCTGGGTGATCGCGACCCTGACGTGCGCCGGTGGCTGCGCCTGGTTGCACTACCACCCACGGGAGGCGTGAGGTGACGGCCCAGGCGGTCTACGGCGACGTTGTCGAGGTGACCCCGATCCACTTCTGGATGGGGAACTCCGGGGCGTTCCACGTCGGGTTGTACCTCGAGGGTCGGCCGTTCGACCCGACCGAGGATCCGGCTGGTGAGTGGGTGGCGCGGGCGGACCTGGTGCCGCAGACCGGCGGCGAGCCGGTGTTGACGTTGCACTCCGCCCCGTCCGCGGGTCAGGGGTCGTTCCGGTTCGAGCCGGGCCGGCTGGTGGGTGAGGTGACTGCCGCGGTGATGGCGGCGCCGGTGGTGCCGGGTCGGTACGGCATCGAGATCGAGTTGGTCGACCCCGAGGACGGTGAGCCGTTCGTGCTCGCTGTTGGTGTGGTCATCGTGCACGAGGAGGGGACGCAGAGTGCCTAGGAAGATCATCGCGACGCAGGTGTTCGGCCGTCAGGGTGACCCGGGGAAGAAGGGCGACATCGGGGACGTGACGCCGGCGGCGTTGGCCGCGAAGGACGCCGCGGAGGGCGCCGCGAGCTCGGCGGTGCAGGTGCTCACCGACACTGAGGGTGTGCGCGCCCAGACGGTCGCCGAGCGGGAGGCGGCCGAGCTCGCAGCCAGCGCCGCGGAGGCGCACAAGGCCGCTGTCGAGGCTGTGCAGGCGACGAACGACGGGATCATGACGTCGGTCGCGCGCGACAAGGAGTCCGAGTTCGCACGTGAACTTACGGGCGAGATCGTGGCAGGCATCGACGCCGCCCCGGTGGCGCGCACCGCCGCCCCCGCGTCGGCCCAGTTCGCGCCGCCGCTGGGGTTCGCCCACGTCGACACGATCAAGGGCTACGCCTTCCTCAACTTTGAGCCGGGGTCGGGGAACATGATCGCCGCCGTGCTCGGCTCGGCGGCCGGGTCCTCCATCGCGCGCTCAACCGACTCGGGCAAGACGTGGACCACCATCGGTGTTGTTGACCCCGCCAACAGTCCCGGCCACTTGTGGTACACCGCAGCAGGTGCGTGGCTGTGCTCTTCCAACGGCGGGAGGCTGTACCGCTCAACTGACGCCGGCGCTACATGGGCTCAGGTCAGCGGACTCGACCCCGGAGTGGGCATCCTTCAAGAGGGCCTCACGCAGGACGCGGGTGGAACGCTCTATGCCGCCCGCTACGGCGGCGGGGGGAACAAGGTCTACGCCTCTACCGATGACGGCGTTACGTGGACGGTCCATTCAACCTTCGCCACCTCTGACGCAGGTGACCCGCAGCCGACCATCCGACACATTCACGGCATCAAGTCGCTGCCCTCCGGGCTGTGGCTCTACACCGGGGACAATCACCTCCAGTGTGGATTCTGGCGCTGGGAGTCCGGCGCTTGGGTGCGGAAGTCGCCCGCCGTTCCCGACCCGGACGCGCAAATCTGGCGGGCCGTGGGGCTCACTGAGCGAAATGGGTGGCTCTACTGGATTCAGGACGGTGCGGGCGGAGCGCCCGCCCGGAAGCCTGCGATCTTCAAGGCTCACCCCAGCGACCTCGCAGGGACCGTGATCGAGGTCGCTGGAGACCTCCCCATCGGAGGCTGGTACACGGCGCACATGGCGGACGGAACGATCCTCATTGGCGGCGTCGTAGAGGTGAACTTCGGTGACGAGGAGGACCGTGCCGTGCGTCTGTGGGCTGTCACGCCGGACGACAAGGTTCATGAGCTGTACGCCGCCGAGCGAGTCCCCGACGCCGTCGTTGACTTCACGGCGCTGCGAAACCTTCACGTGCGCGCCTCTGACGGCCTGGTGGCCTTCACGGTCAACCAGGTGGACTTCACGGGACCGGGGGCATCCTCCTACGCCTCTGTGTTCGGCCATGTCCGACAGGGCGGCGCGCGGTTCGTGCCCAGCCCCCAGGCCACCCCTCAGGCGTTTTCGGGTACACCGCGCACGCTGCACCGCTCTGTGATTACGACCTCGTCGCCGGTCTACGCTGGGCTCACGGAAGCGCTCATGCCAGAGATGCGAGTCAAGGTGCTCTCCCGCATGCGGCCAATGCTCGTGCTCATCAAGGCGACCGTGTCCATGTCCGCTGCCAACGTGGAGGGCCGCTTCACCCTGTATCGCAACGGTTCGGTGGTCCCCGGCAATACGTGGACGATCAAGCCGACGACCACCGACTACTTCCCGATGGTGTGGTGGGCGATCGTGGATCCATTGAACCTCGTGGACCAGACTTTCGAGCTCCATTGGAGGTCAACCAGCAACGGGGTGCAGGTCCGCTCGCTGTTCAGCGACCGGAGCCTAACCGTGCTCGAACTCTGAGCTGCTCGGTCCCGGACTGACTGACCAATAAGCAGCACCCCACCGCCCGGCTTCACTCCCGCCGAGTGAAGCGCAGAACGAAACCGCCCCACCTGGCCGACGTGGCTGGGCGGCGGTTTCTCGCGTTGGCGGTGAACCCACGAATGCAGGACACATCCACACGCCGCGCGGTACCGTCCAGCGGATGGAGGAGCGGGAAGCGTTCATGGTCGCCAACCTTGACGAGTCGATCGTCACAGTGGCTCCAGGTGCGACCTGGGTGTACGCACCGATGATCTGCGTGCGGTGCAACCACGGCCAGGGGTCCGGGCAGAAGGTCGAGTTCGATGACCCTCCGACGATGCTCACGGGATTCAGGCGCTGTGAGAAATGCGGCGACAATGCTGCTTTCCCTAAGCTCACCCATTACCAGACTCACGATGGACGTCGCCTGCTCACGCTGGAAGCCGAGGACCCCCGGAGATACAGCCTCCACGACATGAACCTTGCTGCGATCCAGCGGATGGGTGAACTGGCCGCCGGTGTGATCAAGGGCGACGATCCGCGTGAACTGCTCGACCACCTGGAGACAGGACCGAAGCCACTGCGGCGACTTCGGTCACGGTTCCCCAAGACCCATGAAGGCCGCGTCCTGCTGGCCCAGGTTGTCTTTGGTGCTGCACAGCTGCTCACGCTCTATGCCATCGAGTCGCAAGGCGGCCCCGACCCAGCACTGGTCGAGATCCTCGACCGCCTTGTTGAACAGCAGGAAGCCGGCGAACTAGAGATGCCGGAGAGCGACACTGATCAGAGTGACGCAACCCAGCGCGATCGAAGCGCCGAGCAGAACCCCTGACTTGTGAGCCTCACGGGGTTCGCTCGGCAGGTCGCTGGCCGAGACAAGCAGTTGCCCGCCCCGCACGAGCGCTAGGGCGCACCCTGCCACTAGGAGCAGAGTGATCGTCGCGGCCAACATGTCGCCCATGCTAGCCGCGGTAGCACCGCGGTGTCTCTAGACCGGCCCGCATCCATGCCACTGACCAATAAGCAGCACTCTTCACTCGGTTCGAGTGAAGCGCAGAACTTGCCCCCGCCTTGGTAGGCGACAACGGGCGCCGCTTGGGAGGCGCAGACGGACACGGGTTGATCGCCGTGATCCAGCGTCGTGCGGATGCCTGTGATCGGTTCGATTCCGTGAGGGGGTGCAAGCCCTTCACCGCCCCACCTGGCTCCGGCCGGGTGGGGCGGTTCTTCGCGTTCGTGGGGTATGTCCGTTTCGACGGTTATGCTCCACGGCCACAGAAACGAAGCGGGCCCCGGCCAGGTGCGCCAACACCGGACCGGGACCTCTTGACCCACCACCTGATTCAGCCAGGAGGCAGGCCCAGTGCTGCACGCTACCCCGAACGGTGCCCCCGTTCTCGACCCCGCGACCAAGCTCGCCGTCGACGGATTCCTCGACCGCTATGACAACCCCTCGACCCGCGAGCTCTACGAGATCGACCTACGGATCTTCCTCACCTGGTGCCGCACCCACGGCATCGACCCACTCGCGATCCGCCGGCCCCAGCTCGAAGCGTTCTCCCGCTACCTCACCCTCGAGCGCCGCAACTCCACCGCCACCGTCGCGCACCGCCTCGGCGTCGTCCGGTCCTTCTACGAGGTCGCCGTCGACGACGAGCTCCTCGACCGCAACCCCGCCCGGCTCCTGCGCGTGCCCCGCGTCCACACCGACCCCGCCCGGATGATCGGCCTGGACCGCCGCGAGTTCGGCGCCATCCTCACCGCCGCCCGCCACCACTCACCCGACCGGTGGGCACTCGTCGCGCTGCTCGGCCTGATGGGGTTGCGCGTCACCGAAGCCTGCTCGATCGACGTCGAGTCGTTCCACCAGCGCGTCGAACGCGGCCACCAGGTGCTGTCGTTCGTCGGGAAGGGCTCCAAGCCCGCCACCGCACCCATCCCCGTCCCGGTGCTCCGCGCGCTCGAGGAAGCCCGCGGCGACCGCACCTCCGGGCCACTGCTGGTGCGCCACGACGGCGAACGCCTCGACCGGCGCACCGCACACCGGTGGGTCAAGCGCCTCGGTGTCGTCGCCGGGATCGACAAGCCGGTGACGCCGCACGCGCTGCGCCGCACCTACGTCACCCTCGCCCTCGACGCCGGTGTCCCGCCGCGGGAGGTCCAGCGCGGCGCGCGGCACGCGAAGCTCGACACCACGATGCGCTACGACGTCGCCCGCCTCGACATGGACCGCCACGCCAACCACTCGCTGGCGGCGTTCGTGGCCGGCGCGATGTGA